GCCAGTGAAGTGGGCACGGATCTCGTCCGCGATCTCGTCAGCCGTCTTGCCCTCCCTGATCTGATCCGTCAGGAAGGCGCGAAGCTCGTCGCGCACCGTCCGATGGGTGAGCCGGATCAGCCTGCCAACCTGGTTGTTGAGGAAGTCCTCGATGTCATCGGCCTTGGCATCCATGTCGGCCTTGAGGTTGGTCTTGTGCAGGTCCAGGAAGACCTGGCGGTCGAGCACCTTCTTCAGAATTGCCTTGGAGCGATCTCGTAGCTCATCCAGCGTCTCAGATGACTGACCCCACGTACGCAGGAGCAAGCGAGCCGTCTTGTCAGCCACCTTGGCAGTGACACGGCGAGCCTTGTCCTGGCGGCTATTGCCGTTGGCGAACATGATGGACAGCAGCGGCCCATCGTAGACCTCCTCGTCGCTCAGTTCGAGATCGGCCAGTTCGAGTTTAGCGCTGCCGACGTGAGCAGCGAACTCCGGGAAGAGGTTGCGGTAGTAGCCGAGCCACAGCCGCCGCAGTTGCAGCATCAGCGCTCGGATCGCCTTGTCCTGGTAGTGCTTGCTGGTAGGCAGGTTGGCAAGGAACTCGTCGGTGTCGCCGTCCGCGAACTGCGCCGCGACCGAGTACGTCTCGCCGCCGTACACATAGACCATCTGCGGCTGCTCGAAGCCGAGCGCCGAGTTGCCGTTGAGGAACGGCGTGGGGTTGGGGGAGGAGCCACCGTTGGTGACACCCGCATTGGCAGCCGGGTTGCGAACGATGCCGAGGCCACCGCGCGCCGGTTCGACACCAGGGGCCGCGCCCGCTGCCAACTGAGTGGCAAGTCGGTTGCGCTCCGCTTCCAGTGCGTCCGGCGACTTCAGCGGCGTCCCGATGCGGCGGAAGATCTCGACCAGATCGACCTGCGCAAGCAGGTTGGGATTCGTCTGACCGAGTAGCTGGATGATCTGCTTGTAGAACTCCACGTCCTCCTTGCGGAAGCCGTGCGACACCTTCTTGGCCACGCCGCCGTTGTTGATGAAGTCCGGGAAGTTGAGGACGAGTAGCTGGGGAATCCACAGCCGATTGATGTCCTCATCGATCTCGTCCATGTCGAGCGCCTGCGACTCGACCAGCATCTCGGCCATCTGCTCTGCGATGTTGCCAGCCGAGTTGCCACCGACGCCGTTACCGATGAAGGCAAGCTCGGGCACCCACACCGAGCGCAGCTTCATCACGTTCAGGTAGTTGAAGCGCTCGTTGAAGACCGTCAGCGCCTCGTACGGCGTCTCCATGAACTTGAAGTCCCACTCTCGTTGAGTGGCAGAGGCATCGAGTCCTGCGGTCGCCATGGTGCTGGGAACGGCAGCAACCGCATTACTACGCAGTCGCTCCGCAGCCTCCAGGGCAATCTCCCAGTTCGGACGCATCTCCTGCGTCTCGGTATCGACAAGGGTGCTGCCCTCCGGGTGGTAGGCGAGGACGGGCGGGATGGCCAGCCGTTCGTAAGCCCGGTTGGACATCATGAACAGGAAGCGGTACGCCCACCAGTAGTCGCGGGCGAAGCCAACGAGCGGGTAGCCGTACATTGAGCCGTGCTCGTCGTCCTTCATGTTGGCAGCCCAGTACGAGTGGTAGATGTCGTACTCCTGCACGCCTTGGGCCTTGCCACCCTGCTTGCCACCGCTCGACTTGCGCCGACCGACACCCTGCGGGGCCGTGTAGGCGATGCCGGTGAACTCACCGGTCTTCTCATCGAACGTCGGCAGCGTCGTCTCCGGCCGCAGCGCCACCGGCTGCTTCCAGATGATCGGCAGCACCTCGCCCTCATCCCAAGCAGGCTTCAACTGCTTGGTCGGGTCGGTCGCCTCCGGGTCGATGTAGAAGCCACCGGGATTCTCCCAAATGAAGCGCTTGGTGATCCCCTGGTAGCCAAAGTCCTTTGCCAAGCTCCTTTGCAGGATGAACCTGGCGTAGATCTTGCGCAGGCAGGCGTCCACGAAGGCGGCGATCTGCGGGTTCGGGCCGTTCTTGTCGTGGGCGTCGATGTGCCACTCGGCTCTCGCCAGCGGCACCTTGAGGTAGTGCAGACCGAACGCGACCATCGGGTCCTTACGGATCTGACGGCACTGGGTCATCGTGACACGCTCGCTGTCAAACGGCGGGCCAAGCTGGTCCCGGAACTGAGTCCAGGCGTTCTGATCTGGCGTCATCTCAGAGAGCGCAGGAGCCTGTTCCGGCCCGAGCACACTTTTCTTCATCTTCTCCAGTTCCTTGGGATCAGCGACCGTAGTCTCGATCTTGGAACTTGCCATGTCGGCTGACGAAGGACCTGAGACTCCTCCTGATCCTCGCTTGGTTGCAGTTGTCGGCATAGGTGTCTACCTCATTGTCATCTGATCATGAACCTCGGGTCCATATGGACTTGAGTGCCCCCACTGAACGCAACGCTTCCGTAGTTGCGCTGGTACTCGGCAACTGGGGCACGCTGGGTTGCTGATACGACAATCAACTTGCGATCTCTTCTGCCGCTCTGGACGGTAGGCTGATTGCCACCCAGCTTCTTACGCTTGGCCGACTCCAACACCTCGGCATTGCTGATGCCGTAGCGCCAGGCAGCCATTGCGTGGTTGAACTTGTCAAGTTCCTTGTCGGTCTTGGGGTTCTTCTGCCAGATCTCAACTTCTTCGCAGAACATCTCGCACTCGACATCGACCGCGAACATGTCATCGATCACGAGGTTCTGAACCGTCTCAATCATACGCGCCTTGTTGCGCGTCTTGTAGGGCCAGGACGACTTCAGCCCGTAATTGGCGAAGGTGAGCCGATCTCCGGCCCCTGCGGGGTCGCAGAAACGGCCCTTGACCATCCAAGCAGGACCGTAGGTATCGCGGAAGATCTGCTCTTGGTTGACAACTCGCTGGGCAAGAGTTTCGGTCGAGATTCCAGCAACGTAAATCTCCTTGAACAGCACGTATCCGCCCGGTTGGAGCCAGATCTGCTGGTACTCGAAGTCGAGCGCTGGCACCTCACATGTCAAATACTGGAACCACAGAACACAAGCCGGGTGGTCAGTGCCCCAGTCCACGCCCATGTAGATGGGACCGTAGAGTGGGTGCGGCTCGTAGTGCCTGATCCCGTACTCACCGAGTGACCAGTTCGGGATGTAGACGTTCTCGTCCCGCCCCTCCCGGCACTCATGCTGAAGCACCCAAGTGCCAGGCGTGTTGCGCTTGAAGGTTCGGAGCAGATCGACGTACGGCTTCCAGCCCCGTGAGTGGAACGCCTTACCGTCAATCGGCTTGACATTCGTGGGGTCGCTGGCGTCGTAGATGGCGCAGACGTGGATCAGTCGGCGGCGCTCCCCTACCAAGTGGCTTGCCGGAGCATCCATGCCCCACAGGCCCTTGGCCACACGATGACACTCACACTTGCTATCGGGGTCGAGTCCAAGCTGTTCGAGCCGTGCCCTGCGCTCGGCCTCCGGCGCGCACTGGCAGTTGGGGACCTCAGCGACCGTCTCCCAAATGCACCACACGTAGACATCAAACTGCGGAATGTCACCCGCCTTGATATCATCGAAGATCTCGTCCAGGATCGTCTGCATCCGGCCCTTGGTCGAGTTCCTGGTGCTGGTGGCGATGTCCTGCGGAGGAATCACGCCATGGAAGTGTGCCATGAAGGTTGGCAGTGGACCCTTGGCCGGGAGCGACACTGCCATACCACGGGACTGGTTCCAGACCGGCTCCTCCATCATGTCGATCTCGTCGGCATGTGCCTTGGCAGGGTGCGGGCCTGAGACGGCGTTCTCAGAACCGGCAACGACCTCCACACGCGAGCCGGTCTTCCACAGCGTGTGGGACTTCAGCGGCTTGTCCTGAATGAAGTCCTTGACGACGTTTGTACGTCGGCCTGTCTCCTCGTCGCGCTTGTAGCACCAGTCCTCGATGTGCTGATAGCAGCGCTGGCCCTGACCCTCAGTCGCGCCGAACGACATCGACTCGCAACCGGGTTTGTAGGTTGAGTTGAGGAAGTGCAGGCAGGCGACGATGAACGTCTTGCTGCCACCACGATTGGCAAGCGCGAGCGCGGCTGACGTGCGCTCGAAGTAGAGATCAGCGAGGAAGGTGAAGGGTGCTACGTGGTCCGGGCAGACCGCGACACGTGGGATGTCAACGTGGAGATTCTGCTTTACCCACTCGTGAAGCTCGTCGTCGTTCTGCGGCCCGTCGTAGCGTAGCTTCCGAGATAGAACCTGGACGCTCCGAACGATCTCCCTCAGCGTCGTCTCGTCCATTCGATCCAGAACTTCCAGTGTCAACCCCATTTGCAGCAGCACTGGATGTATCTCGGTCGCGTTCGCGGCTCGCAACAACGGATGCAGGTCGTCCGCCGTGATTCGCTCGGCGTCTACGGGCCTCATCCCGTTGGGCCGAGGCTTCACGTGCTCGTGAATCGAGCGCAAGGAGACGTTCCTCCGACGGGGGCTTCGCGACCGGGATGTCACGGAAGGCGGCATCGATCACTGCTCCTGTCTGTGCGTCTTGAACAAGCTGGAAGAGGACCGCCAGCAGTTCGTCCTTCGACTTGTTATCGAGATCAAGCTGATCCTCACTGAGTTGGAGTCTGGCCTCCTGATTCTCAATCGTGGTAATCAGCTTGATAGCGTCGAGATTGACGCGCTCTCCGGCGTCCGGCTTGAGCGCCCGCTCCAGCGCTCGCAGCACCTTCTTGGAGAGGTTGTTGCGGACGTGCTGTGTCAACCCAACTGAGATCCGCTCCTGCCGGTCGCGGCTACGAGGACCGCCACCGAACTTGCCCTCGTAGACCATCTGGAGGGCGCGGACCTGCGGGTCTGAGTCGTACTTCTCGTCGGCGCTGGCACGGGGCCGCGCGCCTAGGCGGTGCAGGTTCTCCAGCGCGTTGATCTGCGTCGGCGTCAGGCCGATGCTCTCCACCCTGTCAGGGTCTTGCGGTGCCAGATCCGCTGCCATGCTGCTGCATTGTACCTACTTCCGTGGAACCTGCCTGGCGTCTAGTTGCCTGCCACGGCGCTCGCGCTGGTGGAAGCGTAGATCCCAGCCTTCCTTCAAGCCACTGAACATTGGATGGTCAGGATTCTCTGCGTAGAGCGCTTTGCGCTCCTCAGACATGCGCTCACGGACCTCTGGACCCATCGTCCGATGCTGTCTACCGGCCTCCAACTGAACGTGCCACTCAGGGAACTGAGCAGGGCGTGGTGTAAACCCGGCTGCCTCCATCGCCTTGTTCCAACCATGCTTGCCGAACACCCGATAGACAACCCCGGTGGTAGGAACCCACTCCGGCAGATTGCCACGAGTCGCCCACTCGTTACTGGTAGGTGGGATGCCATGGATGATCTCCCACTCCTGAATCGCCTCAATGATCATCTCCTCGGACCACTTCCGGCGCTTCAAGCCATGCGCCTTGCTACCGTGGTCCTTGCAGTATTTGCCATGGCAGAGCTTGCCACAGCCAGGCTCCTTGCAACGCTTCAGGTACTTGCGTTTGCGAGCGCGTTCCTTCTCGCCGGTCGGGTCAGTCAGCAACGCCCCGACATACGAGACAGAAACACCCATCTCCCTGGCAATGGCAGCGAGCGTCAGGCCCTCGCCACCACCGCCGTCTGTACGAAGTCGCTGAGCAATCTCAAACTGCTCGCGACGGGTGAGACTCACCGCCGTTCAAGCAGAACGGGCGCAGCCAGTGCGTGCACGAGTGCATCGCCCTGATCCATGCCACCTTGGTTGGAATTAGCAAACTTGAAGTCTGGATACATCACGCGAACCGCCTCCCAGGCAACTTCCTTGCTACTGTTAGCTGGAATCCCCAACGTCACATTACGGGAAGATCCTACACTGGGAGAGAGGACGATGCCACCGTGGCGCTTGGCAGCCAGGATAGCCACGCCCTCACGCCGACTGAGCGTCCTGATCACCTTCTTGTTCATGAACACTGCAAGTTCCTCGACCGCCACGATGTCGGGCTTGAACAGGCCCATATACATGACAAGCCAGTTGTAGAAGAGTTCGAGTTGAACCGCCTCGCTCTCCTGCTTGCGCTTGTTGCGCCACGTCGCTACGGCAACTGGCCTGCCATCCACTGCGAGCGCGGCGGCACTGTACTCCACCTTGGCGATGTCAATGCCAACCGCGCGCATATCACTTCCAGCCGAACTCGTCGTTGACGTGGTGGATCAGCGTCAGCAATTCAGGGCTGGAGCATGTGGCCACGACCACCTTGTACTGCCAGACCTCCTCCCACCACTGCGTGCCATCCCACCAGATATTGCCTGAGAAGTCCCAAGCAGCATGGTGAGCGCAGAACCGATTCGGATGAGCCTTCAGGAACTCAGCAACATCATCATCAAGCTCATTGTCCATGTTGCTGTAGATGCTGTTTGCGGTTTGAACAGGTGGGCAGGTCATTCCATCACCGCCATCGCCCCGGTGGTCATCCCGCTCATGTAGCAGGCCGCGAACAAGCTGGCGCGATAGCTCCCTCTCGACTCGTGGATTCGTAGCAGGTTGGCTTGCATGACCTCTTGTGCGAACTCTCTGGCCCCAGCAACCTCGAACTCAACGACCAAAAGGCCCGCCTCTACAGACGGGCCAGTGGTGTCAAGCGCCTTGTACTGGGAGTAGCGACGGCGGCTGAGCCGCATCACCTCACTACGAGCGTCGTCTAGCTCCTGGTAGCCGATCATGGGTCAACGTCGCCCTCGCTGCGGCCGACGCCTGCGCTCGCTGCCAGCCGAGCTACCGGCCGACGAGCCACGGGTTGAGGCACGCGGAGCACCAAGCTGATCCTCGGCCTCTGTGTCGTCCCCGACGAAGCCGCCGACACGGCTGACGGTGGCGTGCTTGAGCTTCAGGTCGCTGGCCATCGACTGGAAGCGGTACATCGCCGCCTGCGCCACGGCAGCCAGCGCCTTGGCTGACACAACAGCCTCATTGGTAGCTGCGTCCGCCTTGCGCTTCTGCTCGTTGCTCTCCTGCGACTCCAGAATGGCAACCGACTCGACGTACTCCACGATCTGGTCGTAGAAGACCTTCTCGATGCGTGCCTTCGTGGCGTACCAAGTGGCCGTACTGAGGCACGAGGCGAAGGCAGCGAGCAGGTTGCTGAGGGAGTCGTGATCCTCCTTGGCGATGTCCTCGGGAAGCTCCGGCATGTCGCCGTCCCAGTCTCCCGGCTCGCCCAGCCCTGCAACCTGAAGGGCCTTGTCATGCAGCCTGGCATTGACGAATGCCGTGGCCAGACCACCTGGCACTGCCTTCAGCAGCGCCGCCTCGTCCAGTTCATCCCGACCCTGAGACGAGGCAGCCCCCGCCCGCGCAGAGCGAGCAGGGGCCTTCCCAGCGGGACGCCTCGGAGGGGCCATCAGCCAGCCGTGACCGTGACCTCGGTGTAGCCCTGCATCAGCAGGTCGGCCACCGTGCCGGACGCCTGGAAGTAGCCGTACGCCGTGACCTCGGAGTCCTCGTCGCCGCCGCTGACGATGAAGACGCCAGTCCCGTTGGCACTCGGCTCCGGCTCCTCCTCCTGCTGGCTCAGGCCGCTGAGCCGTCCGCCGCTGCGCGAGCGCTGCGTGGCGGTCGGGCGAGCCGAACGCGGGGCCTCCTCCTCGGCCGGGGCCTCGCCGCCGATCTCGCCACGGAGCTTGTTGATGTGGTCCATGATGCGCGAGCGCGTCTGCTGCTTGCGCTGCTCCTCGTAGTCGGCCACGTAGTCCAGCATCTCGACCGACAACTCGTCCCTGGCAAGCATCTTGTCAAGGTACTCCTTGACGTTGACCGCCGTCATCTTCTCGTAGTCGGCAGGTGCCCCGTCCTTCTTCGTCCAGGGCTGCTCCCACGGCTGCTCCTCGCCGTCGCCGTCCCCGGCCTCCTCGGCGCTCTCGTCGCCGCCCTCGGCCCCTTCCTCGCCCTGCTGGGGCAGGATCTCGTCCAGGAAGTTGAGCACGCGGGACGACGGCTTCTCCTGCGCCTCCTCCCACTCGTAGATGGCAACGGCCTTGTTGTAGTCGTCGTCATCGTTCATGTCGAGTTCGAGCGCGTCGATGGCCTTGCACCGGCTGGCGGCGGTCAGTTCGGCGTAGCCCTCGATGATGTCCTCGATGTCCACGGCGGCTTCGCCCTCGCCACCCCCGCTGGCATCCGGCTCGCCCTCCTCCAGTTCGGGGAGCGGGCCGAAGGTGACCTCACCCTCCTCATCGATCTCGACCCCGGCCAGGTCCAGGATGTCCTGGATGGCCTTGCCCATCTCGGCCTTCTCGGAGTCGTCCGAGTAGGGGTTGATCCCGCCCTTGGTCCACGCCTCGATCAGCATGTCGATCTGCTGCGTGGCAGCGCTGATGCGCTTCCGCTTGTCATCGGGAACGGCGTCTTCCTCGATGACCTCGTACTCGACGGCCTTGTCGAGAACTGCGAGGGCGTGGGCCTCGTCCAGCTTGAGTCCTTCGTCCCTCGGTTGCTGGCGCGCGGGGCGCTTAGCACGTGTCGGCACTTGGCCTCCTCGTTGTTTGTGTGACAGTGCGGTTGACAGTGGGGCCGAGCCGGGAAGCCGTCAGGGGAACCAGACGCTCAATGCGGGTGAGCCGGGAATCCCGAGGGCGGCACCAGCACTCGACCCCGCTGGGATCATAGCAGCTTCGCCAAGAACCCGCTGATTCGCTGTGGTTGGCTCTACGCAGCCATTCGTGAGCCGTTGCGACGGCTCCAGAACTCGCTCACCGCTTCTCGCGTATCGAGCGGGTCGTACGCCTCACGTATCTCGCGCGTGTCCTCAATCCCGGCGCTCTCCGTCAGCGCAATGACACTACCGCGCTCGACAGCAAGCCGGTGGTCATCACGGCAGATCTGGCCGAAGTCACAGTATTTGCATGGGAACTGATCCTTCGTCCACTGCCAACCGAATGGATGCGAGAACCGTTTGTCGCTGAAGTTAGTAGCAGGCAGCGTGTCATCAAGGAATGATTCACGCCAGCGCTTCAGCTTCGAGCGCCCGACTCGGAGCCAGTTCGGGTCGTACTCGAACATGAACTCGAAGGTGTCCTCAGGGTTGTCACGGCTCACGTAGTAGAGGTAACCGCGCGTCGGAGCTTGCAAGGTGACTTGTTGGAGGCAGCGGTCGCCACCGTGCAGCGGACACACATCCTCGCCGCCGACCATCACGCCATCCTCGATCTCGAACCCTACGCGGATCGCGAATCGCCCGGTGTTGATGCAACGCAGCTTGGTAATCGGTCCCGCCTCGTGGGCCATCGCGATCTCAGTTTTGATCTGCCACACGTGTTTGCGGTCTGGACCACGGATGAGCCGCTGCATCGCCCGGATGACAGCAGCCTCCTTGCTCTTGACCTCACAGACCAGCGGCTCGATCTCGCGCGGCCAGCAGACGATGGAATCCACCGTGCAGGTCAGCCAGTGATCCTCGTCCTCGTACTGCTCCTGGAGCATCCCTGGCAGGAACGAGGGCGGACTGACGAGGTAGCCAGCGTACCACCACTTGGCAACCAGACTGTTCTCGATGGCCTTGCCGGACTCAGCCACCTGTTCGAGCCAGCGCTTCATCACCGGCCGCGTGAAGTCCATCATCCGATAGAGCGACTGTCGGCCGCAGGCGTTCGGGTTGTCACCAGGGAACTGGGAGCCGTGGAAGCTCAGGTGCCAGGGATCGCGGTGGTCCTCGCCCTTGTCGCCCTGTAGCTGCCGCTTGAGCGCACCGAACTTGTACGCCGCCGTCGTCAGCGGGTCGATCTCCCGTGCCAACCCGATTCTCGACCAGAACTCGGCCCGCGTCAAACCCACGCTCGCCACCCCCGCCCGCGCCGGGGCATTCCCAGGCGATCCATGTTCGTACGAACCGTCTTGACATTGCACTCGACTTCCCGAGCTATAGCAGCCAGATTGGAATGCTTGTGGTAGAGCGCAATCCACTCCTCATCAGTCCTGACGACAAGCCGACGACGCTCCGCACCAGCGATGTGATCAAGCTTCTCGCGCTTCGCCTCGCTCTGCACTGGGACTAACTGTGCAAAAAGAGCAATGCCATCGTAGTTGGCGATGTTGAGGCTGTAGACCGGGAGCCAGCGGTCGTTCTTGAGGTAGGTCGGGCCACGCTTGGTATACGGGATACCCAGGAGATCGAGCGCGATGCACACAGAGTCGATGATGCTGACATCTGTGTTGTCAATCCTTACGTACTTCGACGTGAAGCCGAACTTGCCCTCCTTGTAGTGCACCGATCCCTCACCGTCGAAGACACCGGCAACGTACCAGGCAGCCCGATCCTGTTCCGGTGTCAAGCCCATTGTTCATCTACTCCAAGGTATTCGCCAAGGAGCACTTGATCGGGGTAACCGAGTGCCCGCCAGATTGTCTTGATCGTCCACATGTGCCCTCGTGGGCACGTGAGGTAGGGCCGGTGGCCGAGCGTTGGCCCGCACTTGATGTCAGCATGAAGCGCGTCAACATCAAAGTCGGATTCAAGAGCGTGCGTGCATCTAGCAACGAAGCAGGCAAAGACCGCCCCACACGTAGGGCAGTGCAACTCAGCGATTGAAACCCCACCTGTCACGACCCACCCTTGAAGCTCAGGGCCAGCCGCGCGCACGGAGCCACGAACCAGTAGCCGGTGTCGTAGTCGAACAAGCGCATCCATCCGTCCTTCTCGTACTCCATCACAGTACCCCGGTAGGCAAGCCGCTGGTTGAACTCCGGCTTATACCCCTCGTGGTCCCATTCGACACGCACGACGGAGCCAACGGGAAACTTGCTTGACCAGAGCCTTGCCACGCGCACGTTTGCTCCGAGCGGCACGGCAGTCCTCTGATTCCCAAACGGTTGCAGTGTACTCGTCGCCTGTGTACCAGGCTCGTAGTGTCGCGCGGGACTCTCCGGAGTATTGACGACCTGGTTGCCATCCTTCGGGGATGGCGACCTCATCGATGACAAGCCTGCCAGTGACTTCGACCTCATCGGCGTGGATGAAGGTGATCGACGCACCGTTGGGCGTTGGCTCCGGGTACCAGCGCTCGATGTAGGAGGCGATGTCTCCGTCGTTGATGGCGAGGGCGAGATCGATTTGCTGGAGGGTGCTGCGTTGCCAAGCCCGCGCAGCGCGCCTTTGCGCGGCGTAGGCGAGATCGGCGTCGAACCGGAAGTCGCCTTCAAGCCAGCTAGCTTGCCAGCGCCTTTGGGCTTCGACGTGTTGTTCTGCGGAGGCAACTATCCACCGCCAGATCTCTTCGTAGTCTGGTTCTTCATCATCTGGCATGTCATCTGTCCATCATCAGGCGACTGAGTATCCGTTCCCTGAGTTCGTCGTTCTCCTCAATGGCGGCGCGGGCGGCAGGCTCGCCCTTCCAGCCGATGTGGCCCTTGCCCCGGCCCTTCGGCTTCGCGATGCGCCGGAAGTTCTCGTCCAGTGGGTAGTACATGCCGCCGCCACCAGACTCCACGATGTGGTAGTGCTCGGCCGACATCAGCAACTCGAATGACAAGTCGAATCCCACATCCTGGATCAACTCGCCGGTTCGCACGTCGGTGACTGGGAAGCAGAACCGCATCGCTGCCTGGCGGAAGGGAGCGCCGGTCGAGTTCTTCTCGACCTTGCAACGCATCTCCAGACCGGCAACCTCCTTGCCATCTGATCCGAGCGCCATGAAGTCGTTGCTGGCCTTCTTGTAGTCGTCGGTCAGCGCGTAGTCGTCCATCATGTAAAGCTTCTTGCCTTGGCTGTAGGCGATGGCCAGCGAGGCATTGTGCTTGAGGAAGCGGATCTGCGGCGGCTGCGGCGGTGCCTGCTCCTGCTTGCCAGCCTTCCAGACCGTCTTGCCCAGCGCGGCGCGCACCTGGTCCACGAGGATGATCGTGTTCTCTGTGCGGTCAAGCCGTCGCCGGACTGAGCGCAGGCGCTTCCACGCCGCTGCTGCCGTCCCGCGCTCGTACTCACCAGGCGTCAGGTTCGCCTCGGCGTAGCTCTCCGCGTTGCTCACCGAGTCCACGATGACAATGTGGTATGCAGCCACCGCCTCCTGCATCTGGTAGGCGATGTTCTCGATGATGTTCTCCTCCATGACGATCAGCCTGTCATCATGACGGATATCAATCCCCATCTGCTCGGCCAGGTCCCAGGTGAAGCGCTGCTCGGTGTCGTAGATGCACACCGACATGCCATCAGGGAACTTGGCCAGGAGGTTCGCGAGGCGCGTCTTCAGCAGCATCGCTTTGAGCCGGTTGCGGCGCGCTTCGTAGAAGTAGATCTCGCGCTCGAACTCCTCGGTGATGACCATCGGGTAGTTCTGCGCCACCCACATGATGCCGAGATCAGTAAGCGACTTGCCACTGCCCTCTTCACCGTGCCAACGGCAGATGTGGCCGACCGGCACGCCGCCCCAGGTCGCTCGCGTGAGCGTCGGGTTGAGGAACGGAACACGCGCCGGACCATCACCGATGTTCTGCGTGTTGCCAGTGAAGACCTTCGTCTCCCACTCCTTCTGGCTCGTCACCCACTCGATGAAGGCTGCTCGTCCTTCACTGCTAACTGGCATCACGCCGCCTTTGCTAGTCCTCGTAGGCTAACATGCCGGTTGCCATTACGCTTACCATTGGTTAGCGGCGGCGGCTCCCAGCCCTGTTCTTCAGCAAGTGCCACAACATCCACGACCTCGAACACGGTGATCTCGCCACGGTCGTTCTTGCACCCGGAGACGAGGAACGCAGTCGGAGTTTTCACCAACTTGGCATAGTCCCTGTAGGCGTCCGAGAAGAACGTCAAGCTGTACTGATCCGAGCCGAACACGAGATCACCAAAGGCCATCATATCGCCGTTGCGGTTGCGGATCGGCTTGAAGCGCGTGATCTCCCCACCGAGCGTCACCTCTGCCGCCTCACACTCTTCGCAGCGGCAGCTACCGGTGTGGTAATAGCGGCCCTTGACCTTCTTGCGCTTCGGCTTGCGCGGTAGGTCATCCACCTCAGCGGCGGTCATGATCCTGGCATCGATGAAGTCGAAGTAGCGGGTGGCAATCGAGCCGCTGGCAGTCATGCCAATGTTGATGGTATCTCGCTCAGCCTTGGCGATCTCACCGGCAGTGGCAGGCGTCCACTCCTCCGGCTCTCGACCCGGTCGGTCGCGCATCCACTCAGCAACCGAGTAGACATCATGCCGCTCGATGACGTTGACGACTTTGGCGTCCGGATGCTTGCGGCACTTGACGTTGCGCGTCTGCTCCTCGCCCTTCCACTGTAGCTCCTGCATGATCTTCTCATCGGAGTACAGGTTCAGGTTCTCGATCTGACGATCAGTCAGCTTGACAGTCTTCTTCGTGGTGTCGCCACAGTCAAGCTCGATGTCAAACTTCAACTGGTTACCCTCGTGCTGGGGCGTGTTGCCGAGCAGATAGGGCCGCTCATCCGTCTCATCGAACGCACCGCAGCGGACGAGCGCCAGGTGGTGAGTCTTGTTCGTGCCCTCCGGCACCCGCTGCGTGAAGTCCTTGAAGTTCTTGTACGGCCGGTTGGCAACGATGGCATTGGCGGCGGCGTATCCCATCTCGTTGACGCTCGCCAGGCCGAAGCGAATGTTGCGATTCTCGATGGACCAGCCAACCTCGCTGTGGTTGACGGACGGCGGCAGCGCTTCGATCCCGAAGGAGCGCGCCTCGCGCAGACCGTTCTTCAAGTAGGTTGCCTGATCCTCCTTCTTCTGCTTCTTCGTGATCGTGAACGCGGCAGCGTAGAAGGCCAGTGGGTAGTAGACCTTGAGCCACATGTCCTGATACGCCTGGAGCGCGTAGCAAGTGGAGTGTGCCTTGTTGAAGCTGTAGCCGCCGAACTCAAGGATCAGCGCCCACACCTCATCGATCACCTTGCGTGGAATACCAAGCTTGGTGCAACCAGGGAGCCAGATCTCCCAGTACGGCCGCATCTCGGCCTGCGCCTCTTCCTTGCCGAGCCGGTAGAGCTTGGATATCGCCTTGCGCATGAAGTCCGCCTGCGGCCCGGTGAAGCCACCGATTGCCTTGCAGGTTTGCATCACCTGTTCCTGGAAGGCGATGATGCCGAACGTGCTACCGAGGTAGGGCTTCAACGCCTGATGCCAGAGCTTCCACTTCTTCTTGCCCTTCTTGCGCGCGACGTACTCCTCGATCTGCGAGGCTGCACCAGGTCTGTAAAGCGCATTGGCAAGCGATAGCTCGTCCACGTCATCCGGCGAGATCTCGAACAGCGCAGCCGACATACCGTCGCCGGAGAACTGGAACAGGTCCCAGGTCTTCTTCGTCTTGAACGCCTTCATGACCTTGAGATCGACAGCCTTCGGGTCACGGAAGACTGGGAGCCGGTCGAGATCAACCTTGACGCCGTAGTAGCGCTCAACCAACTCGACTGCTAGCGCCTGCTTGTTGAGCGAGTCCACGCCCAGCAGGTCGAACTTCTGCCAGCCGTAGCTGGAGACGATGGGGAACTCCACCCGGTCGGCCCAAGCCGTGACCACCGTCTCGTGGTCGCTCGCCGTCTGGAGCGCCATGCCAGTATCAGTAATCGGCTTGTCAGTGAGGATGATGGCCGATGCGTGGCGTGAGTCGTTCTTGATCTGCCCCTCTAGCCGGAGGCACTGCTCCCAGGCGTAGGCGAAGTCACGCTTGATGCCATTGACAATCTGGTTCTTAGCGGCGATCTTCTCCAGCCCGCGCTCGGTGTCCCCAATGCTCTCGGTCGCATCCTTGATCCGCTTGTAGTCAACCTCCTGCGTCTCCAGCACCGCTGCCAGCACAGCGCGCGGGCCGAAGGTCTGGTAGGCGATCACATCGGCCACGTGATTGCGCCCGTAGACGACGCGGAAGTATTCCTTGCCAAGATCCCTGCCATACTCGCCGGATTCGAGATCGATGTCGATATCCGGCATCCCTTCGCGGTCGGCGTTCAGGAAGCGCTCGAACAGTAGCTCATGCCCGATGGGATCGACAATCGAGATGCCAATCAGGTAGGAGATCAGGCAGCCAGCAGCGGAGCCGCGCAGATTGCAGCGGATCGGGCGCTTCTTGCCCTTGCCCTTGTAAAGCTTCTTGCCGATCCGAACTGGAAGCGGCTCATCGGAGCGCGCCCACCGGATGAAGTCGGCCACGATGTAGAAGTAGTCGAGCACGTCCTTCTCCACCAGGACTTGCCACTCTTCTTGGCATCGCTTCTCGTACTCCTCGTACGGGAACTTCTTCCAGTGCTCGGCCGGATAGTCCTTCTTGATCCGCTCGAAGCCCTCCTGCACCCATTGCCACAGCAGCGTCTTGGAGTCCACCTCGACATGCGGCAGCTTGAGGTTCTTGCTGAACTGCCACGGCTTGAAGCTCTGGAAGAACTCCTTCGTGTTCGCCATCGCCTCCTTGACAACCGACAATGGCAACTGAGGTTGGTACTCCTCGAACATGTCCATCATCTCGCGCCCGCTGGACAGGAACACGGAGTCGATCTCTTCGGTGTAAACGTCCTCACCAGCGTCCTTCTTGCGCTCCTGATCGGAGATCGTCTGCCGGTACGAGATCATCCTGACAATCGACTGTGTGTCCTTCCAGTCGTAGTACGGAGTGTGGACATCGCCGGAGGCCACGAGTGGCTGGCCCAGGTCATGTGCGATGTTGACAAGTCCGATGTTATAGATGCGCTGCGCTTCCAGGTTGTGCGGCATCAACTCGAACCAGAGCGGTATCCCCATCTCCAGGATGCCCTTGCACCAGCGCTTTGCGCCGCGCTCGTCCCCGGCCAGGATCAGGTGAGCAACAGGCGAGTTGATACAGGCGGTGGAGATCACGATGCCCTCGTGATCCTCCTCCAGCATGTTCATGTCCATGCACGGCTTGCCGTAGAAGCCGCCGCCGTTCTCCTTCTTGACCCACGACTTAGCACTCAGACGCAGCAGTGTCCGCCAGCCACGCAGGTTGCCAGCGTGCAGACAGAGGTGCTGCGCCCAGTTGTGCCCGTTCCTACCGTAGAGTGCCTGGTCGCTCAGGTCCATGAAGCGATCAGGACGCCAGTACGCCTCGATCCCCAGGATCGGCATCAGGCGTTCGTCCTTCGACCGTTTGCCACCCGGATTGGTAGGGTCCTCGTACTGCTCAGGGTGCCGACAGGCGTCCACGTGCTCCAACGCCCCGCCCAAGACACCGTGGTTGGTAAGGCCCAGGAAGTCCTGGCCCTTGCGTGCCGCCTCGGTTGTCAGTTGGTTGCGGTCGGCGTTACCGTCGAGCAGCGAATAGGCGTCGTGTACGTGAAGGTGTCCGGCGAACTGGACCATGATCTCCCCAGGCCATGCTGCGGGCAGTCTATCAGTAGCCCTTCAGACCGCCCTCGACCGGCTTGCCGGACTCCACGGAGCCGTCCCACACGTGCGCGAACTTCTCGTTGACGGGGTGCGTGCCCTTCTCCAGATCGTCGTTGGGCTTGGTGCGAGCGGCCTTCTCACGCAATGCCTTGTCCATTGACATCTGCGCCTCGGACTTGACGGTGACGAGCGTGACGACGCCATGTTCGACACCCTCCTTCACCCACATGCCATCCTGGCTGATCTCCACCAGCACGTCGGCGTGCTCAATAGCGGACATCAATGCCTCCCTGCCCTCCTCAGGAACATCCAGGTTGGTACCATCCTCGTAAGGCCGGTTCTGGCGACAGTCAACGATCACGACTCGCATCTTCGCTCCCTAGAGGTTGTTCGGAATCCGCCAGACCCAGCCGTAGCCATCACACTGGTCGCAGCCGCCCTTGCAACCGGCTGGACAGGAGACTTGCTCGACGCCGAGCCGTGTCAGCGCTTCGGTGGCATCGGACTCAACGAAGGTGCGGCCGAAGTCATCCGACTTGCCATCGTTGTCCTGGAACCACTTGACAACCGCACAGAGAGCCATAACGCCACGTCGCTTGTCACGCTTGAGCAACTGCTCGGCCCAATCAATGCCGCTGTGGTGGCGCAACACCTCCGCTTCAGTGAGAACGATCATCGCGTCTCCTGGTCGTATGCCTTGGCAGCCTCCATGGCACGCTTCACGCCCGCGTTGTCCTCGTACGGCAGGAGCTTGCGGAACTGGACGACGCCACGCAGGTTGCCGCACCAGAGCCGTTCCAGCGGGATCTTCTTGAAGTTGATCACACGCTGGTCCCGGAACAAGTCCATTGGCACGTGGATCTTCGAGTTGATCGCGCCGTTCTTCAGGTCGGTGTACGTGATCGGCCGGACCTGGTGCTCCATCGGGCTGTAGTGGGCCATCTGAGCGAGCGTGATGCCCTTCTCGTAGGACGCCATGATGTCCTCGATGTCATCCTGCCGCTCAAAGCTGACGCGGGCAACACGGCGGGCACTGACAAGCAGCGCGCCATTGATGACCTCGTTGATCGGGACTTGCAGGCCACCGAGCAGGCCGCGCAGAAGCTCCGACTCCTCGTCCCAGTCGAAGTACGGCATCGCCCACGAGCCTTCTTCAAGCAGCTTGGGAGTGCTGCCGTTGATGGCGTCACGGACACAGATCGCGAACATCTGCATCTCAGGCTGAGCAGGGAACTCCGGGTCCCAGTGGTCGCCGTCCGGGCAGCGCAGCGCCAGGAAGTTGTCCCACTCCGTCGCCGTGATGATGACGGTGTGCCACATGAACGGCTCGATCACGCGGTTGGCACGCGACTTGTCAAGGCCAAGCTCGTTGAGCATGTCGGCCGTCGTCGTCGCGTGGTACATCCCGCGCATCCAGACCTTGTGGCAGCGGTTTGCCAATTCCGCTTCCATCTCCGCGCCGACGCCCATGCCCTTGACGCGCATGTTGAACGACTCAGGAACGTACGGGAACTCGCGCACGTTGGCGATGTTCTTCTCGGTTGGTATTGCCCTGCTGGACGCCGAGTTGCGCGACAACTCCTGCTCATAGCCGTCGCGCGAGAGCAGCCGGTGCGTGTTGAGTTCTGCCAGGTAGGCTCGTGGCAGAGTGGCAATCAGCGTGGTACAGCGCACGCCGACTGGGGTGATGTGATCGGCCAGTACCTCGGCCCCGAAGGTGTGGCGCATCAGTATCCGATCTTCCAGGGCAGTGGTCGTCCTCGCCGGATCGACTCGATGCCGTTGTACTCGATCTCGTGCAGCATGTGCCACGTCTTGCGGCGAGCTTCGACAAGGTTGTTGTCACTGTTGCCGATGACGACATCGAACATCTCGTCCGGCAGGCCAAGCTCACTATCGTGAACCTTGCGGCCCTCGCGCTCGGCCTCTGCGATCACAGCCTTCTCAGCATCGCGACGGCGGATCTTCACCCGTAGTCCACGAAGCGCCAGCACACGCTCGACCTCGTTCTCGAAGCGCATGTCGGTGATGACAGCGTAGTGTGCAAAGCTGTACGGGAAGTCAGCTTCACTACGCGGCGGCACCAGGAAGTTACCGCGCCAGCCCTCCGGGTTCCTGTCATTGGCCTCCAGTGGGAGCACCTGGTCAACCCAGTGGTCATAGCCGTAGATCTCGCGGGCGCTCTCCGTAGCAAAGCGCGCCATGTGCAGCCTGAACGGGGCTACAGTGTCCTTCCAGATGCCATCCGACCTGCCACCGCTCGGCACTGGATCGAAGCTGGGGAAGATGATCTTGGCGTCGGTGTCCTTGAGAGCATCAACCCACTTGATGGCGTCCTCCTCCGAGATCGTCGGGAAGAACTGGCGGGCATAAGCCCACTTGGCCTTGTCTGCGAACCCCCTCTTGACAGCCGAGAGGGCTGGCTTGGACCGTTCGCACCACTCCTGAATGAAGCCGTACGTTGTGTCCTTGCCAGCCCCCTTGACACTGTGAAGGGCGATCAGAAACGGATCACCCTCCACGACTACTCGGCTGACTTGGCGTTGGCGGTGAAGGGCGACTTCCGCCCACCGGCACCGGCCCGCGTTCCCGCACGGGTGGCGGGGCGCTTCTTGGCCGGGGGCTTCTTGGAAGCGGCAGGCTTCTTGGCAGCCGGTCGGCGCTTGGTCGCGACGGCGACCGGTTCCGGTTCCGGCTCCTCCTCCGGCTCGGCCTCCGGCTCCTCCTCCACGACCGCGCCGCTGCCGTTGCGCCGCTGGAAGACGTACTTCGTGGGCGGCGGCTCGGCGGCGGTGATGTACTGCGGCTCCTGCGTGAAGATGACAAGCTCCACGCCGAGGTACGACGGCTCGGCCTCGATCAGCGCCTCCAGCGCCGCGTCCTCGTCATCGAAGCCTTCCAGCACTCCGATGGGGGCCAGCAAGATCGTGTCCTCGCCACGGACCTTGCGGGTCTGCTCCTGGTAGATGTAAACGTCCATGCTACTTTGATCCTCCTTCGATGGATCGGTTGGTTATCGGGGCGGCCGACGGCGTGGGGGCCGACGCCGCGAGGAACGGGGTTCATCCCCGTCGTCTTGGGCACTCAGTCCTGCCAAGCGGCCTGGCTTACGGCCACCGGCTGACGAACGGCCTGAGCGGCGCTGACGGCGCGGGCGATCATCGCCATCGTCGTCATCATCGTCACGCTGGGAAGGGCGACCCCGGCCGGGGCGGGGGCCGAACGCCGATCCACGACGACGGGAGCGCTCGCCAACGTCCTTGTCATCGTCGTCCTCGTCGTCCTCGGACTTGCCAGGTGGATCGAAGAAGTGATCGAAGTCGAAGACCTCGGTGTACCGATCCAGCTTCTTCTCGGCATCGAAGTCCTTGATCATCTTCTTGTCATCGTCGGACAACGGTGTACGCGACAGCGCATCGCCTGCGTACTGGACGTTGAAGCCCTCGCCGGACTTCGTAAGCTCGACATCCTGGTTGACAAGTCCCTTCTTCTTCTGGATGCGGTTCAGCACCGCGACCAGGCGCGAGCCACCTGACAGGAGCGCAACGCGATCCTGGTAGCCCGTGATCTTCCCTGCGTCAGTGACAATCGGGGCGTCACGTTCGATGACCGGCAGCCAGAACTTGAAGCGGCGCTCCAGTTCATCCCGGCAGCCAGGGCACGGCTCGCCCTCTTCGTCCTGATCCAAGCACATCCGGTCGCGCCGGATCGTGATGGTCTTGGTCTTGCCACGTCGCTTGCGATCTTCCACGTCGATCTCGAACTCGACCTGGTGGATGTACCCGTCACGGAACATCCCTTCGCTCACGTCGTACGCCCGGATGACGGTCGGATACTCCTCGTCGTCCGACACCTTCACCCAGTTCGTTCGTCCGGCCGCGCGCTTCTCGGCTTGTCGCTCCAGGATGGCATCCACATTGCCAAGTCCTGCGTTGCTCGACGTTGCCGCTCGCTTCGGCCTCACGCCCGCTGGCCGGGGGCGTCTCGGTGGTGCTGGCACTTCGCTCCTTTGTATGGATTCGGTTCGCTCTTAGATCGCTCGGGCACTGGCCCTGTGGTGTGGCGGGATCATAGCAGGCCCCCCGGAACCTGCCCCCGCCACGCTGGTTTGGCGCTGTAGATGAGGCGGCGGGCTAGCCAGAGCTTGCCTGCCACGAGCATGTCGTTCGCGTCCGCGACGTGCGTGTCTGCGATTCGCACGGCCATGTGCGGGGACAGTCTGGCGACCGCGCCGGGGTGGTACTCGCCGTCCTTGTCGGTGTAGCCCCACGTCCCATGTTCACCAGCCTTGTTGTCATCCACGAACACAACCACCTCGTCGCAGAACTCGCGAATGACCTTCGCCTGGGCGTCAGACATCGACGCCGAGCCGGTGGAGAACGCTGGGATTCCGAACTTGCGCCAGGACATCACGTTGATCTCGCCCTCATCCCACACGTAGGTCTGTTGTGGACCCCACATGTGCAGACCGAATACTACCTGACTCTTCAAGTACGGCTCGAACCCATAGACAACCCCGTTGCGCCGGATCGTCTTCTCGGTGTCTCCGAGCACGCGGTACTTCATCCGTACGCCCTTGTCCCACGCGCGCCCCTTCATCCCGACAAGCTCACCGTCCGGCGTGCAGACGGGGATCGTGATGCGGTCGGAATCCTCATCCCAGCCGATCCGCCACTCTGACAAGTCCCTTGCTGTGAAGCCACGCTCGAACATGTACTGGACCTCGGGCGACTCCACGTCCTCGAAGCTGGGCCAGTCCACCTCGTAGCGCTGCGCGTACATCTCCCAGTCGAGCGTCGGGATCTCCGGGTAGGCATCGCGCTCTAGCTCTATGCGCTGCATCTGCCGTAGCTCGTACTCCGCGCGCATCGAACCGCCGCGTGGCTTGTGCCAGCCGGGAGCAAAGCGCTCGCGCAGTTCGATCTTCGCGCGCTGGCGCGTGATGCCAGAGTATTCGGCAACGAAGCCAATCGCATTGCCACTGCGCCCACAACCGTGGCAGACCCACACGGTCGCCATGTGCGCGACCTTGGCCCCGGTGTTCATGTACGCGCTCGGGCGTTCGTCACCGTGCGCGTGGCCATCGAACGGGCACGAGAACAGAAGCTCGTCAAACGAGGCGTCGGTGATGTTCTCGACGCCTAGCTCCTCCAGCATCTCGCGCGCCGGTACCTGATCCAGCCACGCCGGACGTTCGCCAAGTCGCTTGACAGTCCTACTAAGGTCGCGAGGCACGGCGGTGCGGAGGCTGGGAGGCGGCGATCAGGTGCATGTCCTCCTCGGTATGCACGAACGGGTAGGACTTGCCTTCCACGAGCCGCCTGCGCACCAGCATCAACGTCTCGCCAAGCCAGTTCTGCCCGATCTTGTAGCACCGAGCACACGTGCAATCGCCCCAAAAGTTGTCGTGGTGCCGGTTGAACTCCACGATGTTCTTGGAGCCAGTGGCAACCAACATGTCAGCGATGAATGGCCAGTCCTCGATCTTGCGATCAACCAGCGCCAGCATCACATCGACACGGCGATCATTCCAGTCGCAAAGCCGCTCCTCCGTGAGCCGACGTTCGGCACCTAGGGCCTTGGCTCGTCGCGGCGTCCGTGCACGCTTGATGACAAGCTGCCAGATACGATCCCCGTCGTGCTTTGCGATCTGGAACTCTCGCTCTACGAACGAACCGTCAGGCTCGACATAGAAGTTGCCGAACTCTCTCCTCCAAGTACCTGGTTGCGCGGCCATCAGCCGGTCCCCGTCTGACCATCCATCGGGCATCCCGGCTCATGGATCAACTCCCACTCGATCTGATCGAACGGTCTACCCACAGAGCGGGCGCGATCAAACCTCGCGTACGGATACTCGCGATCCACGCCCTCCACGGGCCGGTGGCAGCGGCACCCACCCGCGCGAGCGACTTCAATGGCGCGGTCCTCGATGTCCACCAGAGCCGATAGCAAGCGGGCTGCACTCTCCGGCATCTCAGCGGACACGGAGACTCCTCAGGCTCGTCGGCCGTGGCCTTCTCGGTGGCCTGGCAGGCTGATTGCCATTTGTCCGTCCCTTGAGGGCGGGGTACTCCTTGCGGTGAGCGATCTCACCGATGTCCATCCGATCCAGATCCCAGCGCATCAACGCCTCCTTGCGTGATGGTCCGTCGCGATATTTGAGGAGACGATACAGCATCACCTTCTCGTCGTCCTCGTCCGGCACCAGTTGGATCAGCGTATCCGCGATCTTGTGAATCGACTGGTGAGCGGTGTCGCCGTCGCGGTTGATCTGTGTGCCGGTGATGTACGGCGTCTTCGTTACCCGCGCCTGCTGTTTGAGTCCACGCGCGTTGTCACGCACGCTCTCCCAGTCGGCCAGCCCTTTGCGCGAGCGCATCTCCTCCAGGTAATCCACCGCGACCAGCCCCGGCTTGAACCGAATCGATTCAGCAATCACCTTGTCAACAGTGCAGTTGCGAATGTCGTCCCGGATCACGATGTCGCGTTCCATGCTCTCGCGCTCGCAGCGCTCCAGGATCTCGGTCCAGCGCCGCTCGGAGCCGACATCGAGATCCATCGCCTTCAGCGCCCGGTAGCTGATGCCACTGAGCATGGTGTCGAACTTGCGGAGGATCTGCTCGCCCTCGACCTCCAGTGACACGAACAGCACATTGATCCCGTGGTTCGTGTAGACGTGCAGCGACGTGTACTGCATACCAGTCGTCTTGCCACTGCCAGGAGGACCGGCGTAGACCGTCAACTCGTGCGGCTGCATCCCGAGCATCAGGTGATCGAACGTCGGTATCCCCATCATCAGGCCATGCTGGATGCCGTGTTCCTTGCGGTAGTCGTAGACCTCCTTGCGGCCGGTCGCGCCCTTGCCCAAGAACATCGCCTGCGGCACCGGTACGACTTCAACAAGTCGATGTGCAAATTCGAGCGCGTGCATCTCGATGTCATCGATCTCGTTCGGGTCTTCGAGCATGTCGAAGAAGTCGCGCAGGCCCTCCTCAGCCTCGCGTTGCTTGACCTGCCGGATGAAGCGATCTAGGTGGTAGCTCGTCGGCTCCTTGCTCAGTCGCGCCTTGAAGTGTGGAAACTCGATTGACATCGCCTCTGCTGTGGGCTGGCGCTTGTGCGCCACAAAGAAGTCCTGCGCCCACTCGTAGACTGTGGCAACGTCGTCGTCAACGAAGTGATCGGACTCGACTCCACGGGTGATGACATCGGCAAAGTCGCCATTCTGGATGGCCGACCATACCAACGTTGTTTCCACATCTGCCACAGCTAGCTCGACGCGCGTCTGCGCTGGCGCTTGGCGTTCTCTGCCTTCGCCTCGGCAGCCTCTTCCTCGGCCAACCGCTCGTTGTGCATTCTGACGCTGCGCTCGACCGTCTCACGGTCCTCTGCGGTGCCGTGCTCCAGCACCTTCATGGTTGCCCTCCGCGCGCCCATGATGCGGTCGTAAGCAACTTGTTGTCGCGGTGTCATGGCGCTGTAGTCGAACGTGGACTCACCGTAGGTGTCCGAGTCCTCGTCGCCGTCGATGTCACCCCACTCGACATCGATCAGATCCTCCATGTTGATGCCGCCGAGCTTCCACTGGAAGCCGGACAGGATCTCCACGTTGGCGAACTGGGCGACGGGCACCTTCTCCGCGATCTGGCCGATGATCAAGACTTCACCATCAACCACCTTGGCAGTAGCGGTGACGTTGCGCGTAACGCGCTCGCGCACGGCTCCGGCCGTCGAAGCAGGTTCGTCTCCCTCAACGCGCGGGCTTGTGCGCCGCGCCGGACGGCGAGCCGGAGGCTTGACCGTGACAGCAGTGTGATTGCCCCGCGCTTTGCGAGCGGGTGGCTTGCGAACTGGCATATATCCCCTTACCTATTGTTAGTGATGCGGATCAGTCGATCAGCCTCGCGCTCGATGGCACGAATCTCCGGGTCCCTAGCAGCCCGCTTGGCAGCACGCTCGTTGGCCTTGCGAGTCTTGACACGCTTCTTGTTCGACGCCTTGACGGCACGGTCTGACGGTGGTGGGAACGGCCAGCCGCGCTCCGCGAAGTAGCGTTGCACTGCACGCAGGAAGTTCTCGACCGTCAGATACCTACTCTGTGGGTAGTACGTCTTGATGATCCAATCCCGCGACCGTGCCCACTTGCCCTTGTTCGGACCACGTGAGATCACGTAGGCGTACTTGTGGATCTCCTCCAGCAACTCCTCATCGATCAGCTTCGGCACGCGCAGGCGACGGATATGGTTCTCCTCCTGTGAAGCGTCGGTGAAGAAGTTGCCAGGTCGCATGTCTTCGCGTTCCTTCCAAGCGATGATTCCACGCGCTCCATACACCTGGCTGTCAGTCCAGTAGCGCCAGTCGCGGGTCCCACGCCGGGGGATGAGGTGTGCGGGCAGCCTACCAGGATTTGTCTCTGTTCCCTCCCATCGCCGGATCGTGTCCGGGCGGCGGTTCAGGAGCTTCGCGAGTTCATCGATGTAGAAGCGTCCCGGCTCGCGCGTCGGCGGACGATCCTCACGCTTGGTCGAGATCATATGAGGCATGGATTTGGCTCTGGTTCTGAAGTTTGACGGGGCGAGTAGGGTTTTCTGTGGTGGATGGTACTTCTCTCAGAGTCCTTGAATGCCAGTTTGGATGGCATGGTAGGGTCAAGGGCGGCTGGGAGGGGATGTCGGTATCTTATATCAACCTTCTTTATATCTTCCTATTGGGACTATAGGAGCCGAAGGAATTCCAGTAGTCCTTACGGAGCGATTCGACAATCTACCTGGCATGTGGCAGGCAGACCTCGATCATCACACTCCGGTTGTGCGGAAACCAGCGCTTGTGTGGTGGCCGGAAGGGGTCCTTGAAGTTCGGAATCCACGGGTTGTTGCAGAGGATCGCTTCCGTGCACAGTGCATCGGCCTCGGTGTTCTGCTCGCGCGGTATCCAGGTCAGTTCCCAGTTCTTCTCGAACATCGCGTCGAGCCAGCCGCGTGCCTCGTGGCGTAGGTCGTACAACCGCCGCTCCCGGATGTACCAGAGATCCTTCATCTGGTTCAGCACCAGCTTCGAGTCCGTGAAGATGTCCAGTCCATTGGCACCGAGCGTGTGGGCGTACTTGACGCCGACGATCAGCGCGATGTACTCGGCCTGGTTGTTGGTCTTGATCCCGAGCGGGCGGGCGAGTTCGTAGTGCAGGCCGTAGGCTGGGAAGTTGACCACGGCAGCCATCCCCGCCGGTCCAGGGTTGGTCGGCCGACAGCCGCCATCGATGTGCAGCGTGGCGAAACCAACCTTCTTGACATGATGCCCGGATGTTGTTCTGTATTGCATCAGCGTTGGTAGTAGATCGCGATTCCGATCAGGACGGCGGCGCAGAGGACGAAGAAGAGAATCCAGAAGTCGGTGATCTGCTCAGCGGCGATCATCATCATCCTCCTTGGGGACGCGGCCGAGACACCAGAGAACCAGGACGATGACGAGGAACCAGATGATCAGGATCAATGCGAAGTCATCAGTTGTCAGGGCCATTGTCACTCCGGCTTCTCCTCGACCTCGTACTTCCAGATCCCTGGGCACATATCAGCAACCGACTTGCCAACTTCATCGGCGGCGGCTGAAGTATCGAACGGGCCGTGGCGCTCCACGTCGCCGTCGAAGCAGCCCTCGAAGTCAACTCCATTGCAATCACTGCACCAGACGACGGCGTAGAACGGCATCAGAGCACGACCTTCAGACCGAGCTTGTCGTACACCTTCGTCCGCCGCGTCTTGAAGTGCCTGCGCAGCAGCTTGACATTGACATCCACGAAGTCGAGCACCAGTACCTCGCCCTTGCCGTCGCGCCCGCGTGTGCCCCGGCCGACCTTCTGTTCTGTAGCAGCCGGGTTGTTGCCGGGGAAGGGCAAGTAGATGCGGTCGATCATCGGCACGTCCAGGCCCTCCTTGGCCACCGTGCTGAACAGCACCACATCATCAAGCGAGTTGACCTCACTAATGATCTTGACCCGCCGTGCCTTCGGCGTCTTGCCAGTTAGCAGGTAGGTTGGTGGAAGCTTGACCTTCAACCGCTTGGCGGCGTGCGTGTACGCCATCATCAGGTTCTCCAGGTGACGCACCTCGTCAGAGATCACGAGGTGGACGTGCGGTCCCTCCTCGATCTGCGCAAGGAGCGCACTTGCGACAAGACCATTGCGGACTGGATCAGCAACCAGCGCCGCTCGAAGCTTGTGGTAGTTGTTGCGGTGGCTGTGCTGCCGCTTGATCTTGCACTTCTCGATCTCGCACTGCCCGTTCGGCCCCGACTGGTGGGCGCGGGTGTACTGGAATGTGAAGTTGGTTGGAATCTTGTAGACCGTGGGGGCAACGATGAGTCCCGCCTCTCGTAGCTCGTCTTCGGCTTCACTGTGTACGACATCTCCTATCACATCAAGTGCAATGTCAAACTTCGCATCCTGCCGATCCGGCGTGGCGGAATTGCCGAGCCGAATCCGCGACCAGAAGAGACTGACAAGCTCCATGATTGTCTCTGCGGTCACGTGATGGCACTCGTCCAGATCCATCAGGTCCCACTGGCGGAACCACTCACGATCAATCCGGCCCTCTCTGAGCGCCTTCCTGAGCGTCTGAACGGTCGCAACGGTGACGCGCCGCTCGATCCACTTACCCTGGCCGATCTGACCGAGCAGACGCTCCGGGATGCCGGTGTGCTCCAGCATCTCCTTGCGCCACTGATGCAGTAGCTCGATCTTGTCAACCAAGATGATAGACCGCTCAGGGTGGAGCAGTTGGATCAGGCCACAGATAGCAACAGTCTTGCCAGATCCAGTCGGTGCCTCATAGATCCCCTGCTGATGGTGACGCAGCTTGCGCACCGCGATGACCTGGTGATCGCGGAAGTCAGGCGGGTGACCGAACTCCGCTCCGCGCTGCCATTGTCGTCTGTCAAGCCACTGGACACGGTGCCCATGCTCGCGCAGCAGCAGCTTGAACTCGTAGGCGTAGCCTCGCGGCATGACCAGCGTGTCGCCGGACTCCTCATCACCAAGCTCAGCAAGTATGATCCACTTCGCGATGTCCTCCTCATCCCTACCATTCTGCCGCGCATCGACCCAGGCGGGGTTCAGCAGCGTCAACTCGTCAAGGATCTGCTCCACGAGATCGTTACCGAGGTAGTTGCCGTCCACCCGCACACAGTTGTCGATGATGACAGGGATGTTCACGGCGAAGAGTCTAACACACCAGGCTATGATCCCACTGCCGAGGAGGATCAAGATGTACCGCGTCGTGCCAACAACTCGATTGACACGAGTGCGACGTAGAAGCAAGGCTGCTTGGCATTTGGCGACGAAGCGGTCACTCAGCCCTCCGGCGCGGCGAGCACTATGGATCGCCTGGCAGGACGGTGTGTGTCCGGCCTGCTTCGACCTGATGGAGATCACGTACTGCGGCCGGTGCGGGCGCGGTCAATCGACCGAGGGACACTGAAGGCATCCCCCGGCCGACGACGATGAGCTACCCGAGGAACCAGCCGCCGTTAGGAGCGGGTGCAATCCACTTCTCGCCCAGCAGTTCCTCTATCTCCGTCGAGGCCCCGGCATCGAGGCCCTGACGTACACGTTGACACCCTACGACAAGCAAATTGCCAACGTCGATGTGGAGCGTATTCACATCCGCTCCAAGAGGCTGCGCGTTGGCAGCCATGTTGTTGAACAGGCTCCGTGCCTCAGGCGAGGGGGATACCTGTGCCGTCGCCGCCATCGTGCGGCTAGCGCATGTCGATGTGTGACGAGCCTGTCTGCCACTGGGGCAAGGGCGAACCTCCTTGTGTTGGGAACCTGAACACTCTAGTAAAGCCCTGGCCCCCGCGCCACCCTGTGGCGAGCCAGGGGGCGCTGGGGGCTGGCCCACCCGGACGGCGCGGGCAGGGTTCTCGGGAAGCCTCGCCTGCCTCCGCCGTGGAAGTCTTGTTGTCATAGCTAGTTGGAGCCTGGTGTCATGCAGGTGTATATCGTGGCCTGCCCACCAGGGTGGTTGATCTTCAGGATGCCAGGCACGAAGCCGGTTGGGCACGTCACGCCACCGGGTGGACCTTGAGGGCCGCGCTCACCCTGGGGTCCTGCTGGACCTGCGGGACCGACCAGACCACGAAGCCCCTGCTCGCCCTGATCGCCCTTGTCGCCCTTCGGGCCTGCGGGTCCTGCTGGCCCTGCGGGTCCGGCCGGTCCAGGCGGACCAGGATCGCCCTGCTCGCCCTTGCCGACATCGATGGTGACTTCCTTGACAGGATCACCCTGTGACAGTGCCACGCTGGCCGCGAACCCTCCACCAGCAGCGAACACCAGTGAAGTTGTCATCAACACTGCCGTTTTATTCGGGAACTTCATCGCCATACCTCAGCTTGTACTGGTGGAGTTCGGCCGACAGCCGCTCGGACTCAGCCCGCGCCTCCAGCAGTTGCTTGTGCTGCTCCTCGTTGACCTTGTTGGTATCCGCCTCGCGCTTGCTGCGGTAGGCAGCGATGCTCAAGCCGACACCGATCAGTGTGCTGACAGCAGCCGCGATCCCCCACACCGAGGCTTCCGTAAGAGCGAGCAACCACATCGTTGTTATTCTCGACCATTGCCGTTGCCGTGATCGTAGCCACGGCGGTTGTAGCCAAGCCATGATGCAAAGCCACCTGCCAGTGTTGATCCGATGGCAGCCAGGCCGGTCATGGCAACGTCGTTTGTCCCCTCACTATGTAGGCCCAGGATTGTGAGGCCGATCACCACTGCCAACATGCACACGCCGCCACCGATCACAGCAGCCAACAACACCGGCCGGTGGTGCAGTCGGTGATCGGTCGGCTTCGGCGCTGTCGGCATGGGATCGGCCATCAGCCTACGTCACGCGGAATTCGAGGACTTGGGTGTCCACACCGCCCTGGCGCACGAGCACGTCCTTGTAGCCCGGACCCAGTTCTGGTCCGTTGATGGTGAAGCCGAGTTCCGTGTCGCTTGTGAAGATGGTTGACACTGCCATGCCAGCGACGATGACCGACGCCCCGTCGATGAAGCCGGTGCCAACAGCCGTGACAGCGGTCTGCGTCTGGCGGTTGCCGCTTGTCGGGTTGATGGAGGTGAGCGTCAGTGGGTCCGGCTCCGGAGGTAGCTCGCCGCCCACTTCGAGCACCGTGAACATCAGCTTGTTGGTGTCGATGCCCATCTGGCGCACGAAGACCTCAAACGAACCCACCGCGTCGAGCGGAACCTCGCATGTCAACTCGCTTGACGAGACGTAGGTCGTCGGCTGGCCGAAGCCGTCGAAGACGATGGACGCCGTGTCGATGAAGCGCTGGCCCATGACATGCAGGGTGACCTTCTCGCCTGCTGCTTCCTCGGCCGACGCTGGGTCGAGCGAAGTCAGGACAGCAACCGAGTCCGGCGTGCTGGTGTGCGGCAGATGTTCGAGGTGATAGTCAAGGCCCGTCGCAGCCACGACCGTCACCAGTGCGCCGTCCTCGTTGACCTGGACCTGGGTCACCACCGCTTGGTAGTAAGGCTGCTTGGTATCGACCACCTCGCCGCAGCCGTCACACACCACTTTAGTTGCCATCCCTCACCTCGCTATGCGTTTCGGATCTTCTGCATTCGCCAATACACACACGATGGGTTACCACTCTGGCTGATGGGGCCACCAGCAGATAGGTAAACACGAACATCGACCGTCTGACCATTCAACAGACGGATGATACCCGATGCTGTAAAGCTTGGGTTGTTGGTCGCGCCCAAGATCCACTGGCCGAGGCGTGTGTGCTCGACACCATCCACGAACACACCCATGGCAACCCCTGCGCCATCCCCGATGTTCTGCACCGGCAGGGTGCTGACAGCAATCTGATAGACACCAGGTTCGACGACAACAAAGTTGTCATTCACCAGGCTAGCGCCGCCAAGCGAGTAGTCATACTCCATCGTGTCGAACTGCATCTTCACGAAGGTGGTGTTCTGCCAGAGGTTGCTGACCGTCGCCGCGCTGCGCATCGAGAAGCCCGACGCATCAAGACTGACATCTCCCTTGTCACCCTTGGGTCCTTGCGGCCCGGTCGGGAAGGTCGCTTGGGCGGTTGGGAACTCGATCCCGTCGAGCGCAATCCAGCCACTTGCTGTGATCGTGGCAGCGGTTGCCGTGATCTGAATGTTGCCGTTGCCAGCGATGCAATCAACCTGAGCAGATGTCCACGCCGAGCCGGTGTGCGCAGCCAGTGTGAAGAAGCGCTCATTTACTCCCGGTCCCGGCCAATACGCAGCAGGTAGTGTGAAGGCAGGTTGATTGATAGTCCCTGGCTTGATCAGGCCGCGCATCTGAACGGTGCCATCCGGCAGCTTGCGGAACCCGGCCGGATAGTTGCCGCCATAGCTCGTCCAGCCATTCAGGAACGCCGGTTCGCCAGCCCCACCAAGCACGTGCCAGTCTTCGATGGGGAGCGCTGCGTTGCCACCCGGATCACCCTTCGGGCCGGTCGGCAGTGCAAGCACACTCTCGGTGTCGAAGATGACTGGATCGAGATAGGTGTAGCCAACATTGACAGGAACATTGACAGTGCCATCAGTGTTGACGTAGACGAGCGATGTCGCTGACGAGTTCTTGCAGACGAAGCCACGCTCGTTGCCAACCGGGCGATAGCCCACAGGCAGGGTGAAGGCAGCCATGCCACCGGACGCTGGAGTACCGATCACACCAGCAATCTGGACTCGGCCGTCAGGGAACTTGCGGAAGCGGACGTTGTAGCCGGACCATGCGCTGAACCCGTTTGTGAAGGCAGGCTCGCTGCCACCCGAGCCGACGACATGCCAGGTGTCCATCGGCACCGTAGCGCTGTTGCCCGCTGGCCCCTGCGGGCCTATCGCGCCGGTTGGCCCTGGCGGACCAACCATGTAGCTTGACACCAAGTCGGTGTCGAACTCGATCCCATCAAGTGAGACGTAGGCGTTACTGCCTCGGTAGATGACAACATCGCCAGCGTTCGAGACGTAGACACCGCCAAGCGTCCCGAAGGAGCCATCGGTTGCAAGCGGGAACGAGATCTGGCCAGGTGGTCTAAACCCGGTTGGCAGTGTGAAGACTGTGCCGGGGACAGTGCCGCTCTTGATCGCACCACGCAAGATCACCTTGCCAAGTGGGTCTTTGCGGAAGGCAACAGACGAGTAGCCGCTCGCGTAGTTGACCCACGAGTTCTGGAACGAAGGCTCGCCCGCTCCACCGACCGTATGCCAAGCCTCCAGAGCAACAGTCGTATTGCCACCAGGATCGCCCTTGGCACCAGCCGGACCTTGCGGGCCGACCATATAGGAAGTGACAGTATCGGTGTCAAAACTGATCCCCCACAGCGAGAGGAACTGCCCGTCTGCGCCTGTGCCGAGCGAAGCACAAGACACCGTACCGTCTGCGGCGATTGTCATCCGTGCATTGCCATTCGGCTCGCCCGCCTGGGCATCGATGATCAACCCTGACGGTGGACGACAGCCAACTGGGAGTGTAAATATCGGTTGACCAACCGTGCCATTGCGGATCAAACCGCGTAGATGCACACGGCCAAAGGGGTCCTTGCGGAATGACGCCCCCGTCCATCCTGGATAGGTAACCCACGAGTTCTGGTAAGCAGGCTCACCAGCCGTGCCAACCTGATGCCACGTGTCCAAGTTAGCAGTCGCATTGCCACCAGCCGGACCTTGTGGCCCGACCATATAGTTGGTAACAGTGCCGGTGTCGAACGAGAGGTCAACGTAGATCGAGACAGACGAACCCCTGTTCAGAGTGACATTACCTGTTGACTTGTCAATACCGACATAGCCACCAGCAACACCACTGTCAAGCAGCACGTCATAGACGGTGGTGTTGGAGCCAACCAGCGGGCGGTAGCCGACCGGGAGCGTGAAGGCCACACTGCCGGTTGCGCCACCAGTCGCCACACCGAAGATGTGGACGACCCCAAACGGGTCCTTGCGGAACATCAGGCCCGCTTGCCCGCCTGGCGTGGTCCACGAATTCTGGAACGGAGGCTCGCTTGCTGCACCGACAACGTGCCATGGGTCCAAAGTAGCAGTTGCGTTGCCACCTGTGTCGCCCTTATCGCCCTTCGGCCCTTGCGGGCCTGTCAAGTAGGTAGATACTGTATCGGTGTCGAACTCGATCCCATCAAGCGATACCCAGTTGCCTGCTGCTGGGCTGGTGCCATATGACACTACGCCGGTAGCGGTGTTGACATCGATACGAACCTGTCCGCTAGCAGCGAGCGACGATTCGCAGATGAAGATGCTCACTGACCCACCAGCAGCAACACGATGAGTAACAGGCAGCGTGAAGATCGTGCTGCCTGCGCCCGCCGAGGTGGACACCAGACCACGAAGCTTGACCTTGCCGTCCGGGTACTTGCGGAAGCCGCCGTTTGTGTAGCCCGACCCGTAGTGGCTCCAGCCGGTTGCGAAGGGCACCTCGCCTGCGCCGCCAACGAGATGCCACGCCTCTATCGTGCCGAGGCCAACAGGACCCTGTGGGCCGGTATCGCCCTTCGGGCCACTACCAACTCGGGTGATACCGAACAACTGGCAATTGAGAGTGACTGTCGCGCCAACCATGAGTCCGTAGACCGCGACCACATCACCTGCTGCAAACTTGCGTGTTACCGTAGCCGTCACCCACGGGTACTGGCCACCAGCACCCGTAAAGCTATTCTCGACCGTGATGAAGTCGCCTACACCGGGGGTTGCGCCTGCCTTCGCACAAATCCGTGCTTCAACCTGGCAACCGGCTGCCAAAGCAGCACCAGGAGCTATCGTGCCGTTGATCGTATAGACGCCTGCCGAGACGATTGTCAGCGAACCGTCCGCGTTGCGCACGAAGTCCGGATTGATACCATTGCTCTTGCTGATGTCAGGTGGAACACCAAGCGGCAACAGTCCGCTTCCGCCGCTGGCGACTGAAACCCCTGTACCAGCAATCGCAGTGGCATAGATCTCCACCTGGCCAGGAGTACCAGCATCACCCTTGTCGCCCTTGGCCCCTGCCAATGCGACTGTCTGCTGATCCGTATCGAATTCGATGCCATCCAGCCAGACATACCCGTTGCCACCGCCAACCTGGCTGACCGAGCCGTCGTTGGCAACACGGATGTCATTGAGGACGTAAGCAGAACCGTTGTTGGCCGGTGTCGAGTAGCCGTGCACCGTGGTCGGCCGGTAGCCGACAGGCAGGATGAACATCGGGGCGGTGATCGTGCCGTTCTTCATCAGCCCACGAAGCTGCACACGTCCAAACGGGTCCTTCTTGAAGGCAGGAATCGAGTAGCCGCCACCGTAGGCAGCCCAGCCATTCAGGAAGGCTGGTTCACCGGCTGCGCCAATCACATGCCACTGGTCGAGCGTCAGGCTCGCCTTGTCGCCAGGATCGCCCTTATCGCCCTTGGCCCCCTGTGGGCCAACCATGTAGGAAGTGACAGTGCCACTGTCAAACTCCACCTGATCGAGCGAGACGACGGCGTTGGCTGGAGTGTTGGTCGAGTAGATGAGAACTGTGCCGTCAGTGTTGACGTTGATCTGCCCCTCCCACTTGCCAGCACCACCAATTTGATTGTCAATAGCAATGGTGCGGACGCGCGTAAGACCAACCAGAAGCGGCCGATAGCCAACCGGCAGCGTGAATGCAGAAGTGCCACTCGCGCCACCACTGAGCGAACCGCGCAAGTAGACCCGGCCGAACGGGTCCTTGCGGTAGTAGACGTTCGAGTCAGTGGCGACCCACGAGTTCGTGAAGGCTGGCTCACCCGCCGCACCAATCTGATGCCAGGGATCGAGCGTGGCAGTCGCATTGCCACCTGGATCGCCCTTCGCGCCTTGCGGACCACCGACACGTGCGATCTGGAACTGGCGAAGCTGCCAGGTAGCCGCCACAGCACTATAACCGCAGGCGTATAGCTTGCTGCCTGCTACCAGGTAGAGCGCGGAAGCCGTGCACGATGCCAACTGACCGGCATTCGTACCATCCTGCTCGGCATAAGAGCCTTCGGCATTAGGCGTGGCACCAATCGTCAGATAGCACGCACCAGACGATGATCCACCCATGTAGGCAGTCACGCTAGCAGCATAATAGCCAGTCTCGTTGATAATGATGCCGCCGTCTGCGGCAAGCGTGAAGGCCGTAGGCGGATCACTCGCGTAGAGGCTCACTGGAGCCAACGTCTTCCACGTCGCCGCTGTCATCGCGATGCCGCTGGTGAAGTTGATCTGACAGATCGCCGCCTTGAACGCCGGAATATCAACTACAGTGCTATCAGAGCCGGTCGCGCCCTCGCGCACCGTGACGCCTTCACCGACGAAGTTCAGGCGTGTGCGCTGAGTCAGCGAGATAGACTCGTCCTGGATCGTGTGGCCACCGCCTCCACCGCCGCCGCTGCCGACCTTCGAGTCAACGTAAGCCTTGGTGGCACCATCATCGTCAGCCGTCGGCGTAGCCAAATGGCGGGCACGGGAGTTGTTGAAGTTGACGCCATCACCAGGAGTAGCCTCGTTGTACCACGAGATGTCACTGAAGCTGGCATCGCCCGGCATGATCCCGTCAGACGCACCGATCCCGAAGTCGGTCGGCCAATAGATCCAGTCAATCAGGTAGTCACCGAGCACTGCATCAGGATCGTTATTCAGACTACAGCGGAAGGTCTTGTCGAAGTTCGAGCCGCCCTGCTCGACGTGCACAACAGCACTCGCCAGCTTGTTGTGCGTATCGGCATCAGGTGCACGCGACCATGGGCCGGTACTGACAAGGTAGATACCATTCTCCGTGGAATCATCCTGGTCCTTGACCAGCACGCGGTCACCAGCCACGCAGTCAATCACGACATCGACCGCCTGCTCGCCGGAGAGCACCATGTTCGCGTCGGTTGCTGCCTTGACCGGCTGCTTCCACGCCGTGTCGGTGATTGCTGGCTGGGTTCCACCCTCCACGATCAACGAGACGCTGGTGTCGGTGTTGTTGGCAGGCAAGGTGCCATGGCCATCGAGATAGGTCATCTCGAAGGTCCAGTAGTCGCCATGGTCAGTGCCAACCATGTCGATTGTGTAGCGTCCCCACTTGGTCGCGTCAGTGCGATCCTGGATGTAGAACTCGTCTCCGGCCTTGATCTTGGCGAAGTACGCCGCTGCCGTGCCACCTGGCATCGCGATCTCGTTGAGGCTGATCTGCCAAACCGTATCCCAGGTTGCAGCGTTGAGTTCCATGCGGCCTGATGTTGCCGCACCGCCACCGCTTGTGGTGTAGCGCCAGTAGCTCCCGTAGACGGCGTTGGAGACACCAGGCGGTCCCTGCGCACCATCCTCACCTGAGTCGCCAACTGGGACGATTGTCAGCCAGACTGGACCAGGGCCAGCAGCGATCCCACCGGCCGCAATCGGTTCAACGTTGTCGTATTGGAAGTACCCACCTGATTGAACTTCCTCGTAGCCGCCCGTGAACCGCCAGCGCGTCCAGTCCTCCTCACTGCCACGCCGCGACAGGATCAACTCGTGCGGTTCACGCAGCGTTGCCAGGAACGACGAGATATCCTGGCCGCTCGCGTCACGATAGTAGATCCCGATGTTGACAATCTGCGTTGCATCGAGATCGCTGACCGTGACCGTACCATCCGACTCAGGCGGGTCCATCGGGTCCAGCATCGTGTACTGGAAGCGCAGGCCGCTGCCAGGTGGACCAACAGGACCGGTCGGACCTGTCGGGCCTTGGATACCCTGATTGCCCTTCGGACCCGAGCCGTTGCGGACAACAGCAATGCGACTGACATTCATCAGCAGCGCTGCGCCAGAGGTGTGGCCACCGTAGACGGCGATGATGTCACCGACAGCGCACGTGCGGACGCCGGTCACCTCGATGAACACCGGGCCGGTGTCGGCGCTCTGCGAATCCTGCCAGGCGAAGTATTTGTACTGATTGGGGAGCGTTGGCCCGCCACAGATGCGAATGTCAACAGGCTTGCCAACCGTACCTGGAGTGCCGCCGCCGTTGACACTGAAGGTGTAGGTGCCCGCCGCCTTGATCGTGATCGTGCCGTTGGCGTTGCGCGTGAAGTCCGGATTGCTGCCGTCGATGGTCGTGCTGATCGTCAGATTGCTCGCCGGGATCGGCAGAATAGCAGTCTGGTTGTTTGCCACCGACACCTGTGCGCCCTCGGAGTAGTCCGGGTCGGAGTAGAGGTAGAGATCAGAGCCGACTGGACCTGGCGCTCCGGTCGCACCTGTGGGGCCTACTGGACCTGTTGCTCCCTGAGCACCCTGAGCGCCGGTGGCTCCCGTCGCACCCTGGATGCCCTGCGGCCCAATCGGACCAGTCGGACCCGTACCGATGCGGAAGATCGCGAACTCACGGATGTTGACGGTCTGACTGGCAGGGTTACTGGCAGCGGTGACGTAGACCCTGGCGTTGGCCGCGAAGTTGTAAACACCACTAACATCAACGATGCCGCCATTCGGACCAAAGTTGCCATAAGCTTCAGCAACTCCATTGGCAACATTGGGAGAACCGCCCAGCGTGATGTGATAAGTCACATTGGCAGCCGAGCCGAAGACGTTGGCATCGACGTAGTACCAGCCTGCATCCTTGATCGTGATCGAGCCGTCAGCGTTCCACGTGAAGGCACCAGCCGGATCAGATGTGCCATTGGCAATCGGCACGTTAGTAAAGGCAGTTCCAGCAGTAGTGATATTCGTACCCGTAGCGCTCCAGAACGCCGCCTGGATCGCCGTACCGCCGCTACCACCCGCACCCGACATGCGCTTGAGGCGACGGATGTCCTCCTCGTAGTCGAAGTTGCGGAACGCAGTGCCAATGCCAGGCGGGCGCTTATCGATGCTCTGCTGATCGGGGGTCAGCGTCATGGTGCCACCTGAAGCGAGGACAACTGCTCGTTGTTCTCCTCATCGATGTTGACCTGGCAGCCGTAGCAGCGTACGGTCTGAAGGTTGATCGAGCCACGATACGGGTGGATGGCAGTCAACTTGAGTTCGTCCCATACCGGATCGTAGTCCACGAACGGCTCAGGCACCGAGTTCGGCACGCGGTTGATGTCGCCCACGTAGGCGAACGGCGTGATGCCGTACGTGATCTTGCCGTTGGCACGGAGGATGATCTCCGCACCAGAGTTGGCAATCAAGATGCTAGTGTTGTTGACATCCGACAACTGCGTCAGGCCGTCGATCAGGCCGTTGACCGCCTGGTCGGCCGTGTTGTCCGCGATGCCGGGAGCGAGGCCCTGCTGACCTGTGGTGATGTGGCAGTTGGTCTTCTGATCGGCGGCGATGTTGCGCGTGAACTGGCCGAGGTTGTTTGGCCCCCACTTGAACGCCACGACGTGGTTGCGCACCGTGCACTTCTTGCGATAGATGTAAAGCAACCTGGTACGTGGATCAACCCACCAGTCGCAGCCGGACTCAAGGTCTGATAGCTCGTTCCAGATCGGCATCACCATCTGGAAGCGCTGCTTCGTCACCGTAATCGGCGCGTTGATCTGTGCGGCTGTGCGTGCGAGGTAGGCTGTCGCGCCGCCCGCACCCTCGTTCGGCATCGTCCCGCCCCATGCCATCCATGTTGGCGTAGCAGGATTCGATCCAATCACCGTGGGCACCGGATAGGTCGAGCCGTCCTGGTAGGGGATGTTGGCCAGGTTCATCTCGGCCAGCGTGTCCTGGAAGATCGTCGCATCATCGACGCCGGTCCACGTCTTGTCACGCCGGATCATCCTCATTGCCATGCGCTGCGCCCAGCCCATGCACGAGATCTTCATCGTGTCGTTGGTCCAGTCCTCGTCAATCGGCATGACAAAGCCGGACCAGATCCAGTCCCACACCTGACCCTTGGTACCTGCGTCGTTGAGCACCTTGGTCGCCCGCCAGTTGTAGCGCTCGGCGCTGATCGCTGTCGAGTACGGCGTGATCAGGTTGCTGTACTGGCCGCTCATCGAGTAATCCCAGTTGGCAGAGCCAGGCGAGTTATGCGACAGGTTCAGCGACTTGTTGCGGGCAGCGGTCAACTCCCCGATCAGCGACAGGTCTTTGGAGTACCGCAAGTTGAAGCGCCATTTTGTCATCTCGATTTACATGTACGTGTGACGCCACTGGACACCCATATCCCAGCCAGCCGCCAGGGCAGTTGCCGTAAGCCGGATGTTGTTGGGCACGCCGTTCGGCTCCAGCATGATCCACATCGAAGTCGCATCGAGGTACGAGAAGCGGTTGGCACCGTCGCTCTTGCGGTACATGCGCTTGCTGGGACCGTCGTTCTCCAGCACCCACACCTCGCCAGTCGGGATCGTCCCGTTGATCAGGAACGATGTGTTGTTCGCCTCATTGGTGACACGCGGGTTGGTCATCGGCCCGGTCAGACTGATCGTCGTTTGTGCCTCGAAGTTGCCGTTGTTGCGAATCGAGTAGGCGATGTCATCAAAGTTGGCAAGTGTGAACGAGAAGTCGTCTATCGAGCACACACCGACCGGCTGGGGGTTGGGCCAGTAGATCCCGAACTCACCCTTGACGCCAGCGCCGAACTTCGCCGCGTCGGCTCCGGCCAGCACGTTGGTCACCGTGTCATACGGGGCACCGCCCAAGGCCGGATCAGTCGTCCAACGCTCAGCCGTGATGCTGTTGCCGACCATGACGATGCGAACCCAGTTGTCGGTCGCCACGGCGAAGGAACCGAGTTGGCCGATATCGAGATTGCTACGGACACCGTTGTCAACCTTGTAGAGATTCATCGACACCAGGCCAGCCGTGCCGACCGCCTTGCCGAGAATCGTCGCTGCGATGAAGTTGTCCTTGTCAAGCACCTTGGCAGCAACACCGCCATCGAAGCTGCCTTCGGCTGCTGTCGGCTGCGTCTCGTAGCGCAGCTTGGCCGAGATCTTCGCATCGGCAACCTTGTAGGTCAGTCCAGCGCGCGTCAGCAGCTTCTCGTCCTTGTTGAGCGGCGCGAGCCTGCTGCCCTTGACCGTGATCGTGCCCTTACCGCGATAGACGTTCCAGCCCTGTGGCTCGGTCAGGCTGTAGTAGCGCCACTCATCGACAATCCAGTTGCCACCGACCGCCTGAATGCCGACCCGCATCGGCAACAGCACGTCCTGGTACTTCAAGGTGTCGTTGTCAGCCAGCGTGACCTTGAGCGCGTTAGGAGCCACGCTGCCAGCAGGCGGCGCGTCCAGATCGTAGGTGGCCGACTCAGCGAAGACCACGCCATCGGAGAGCCGAGCGCGGACGTAGTACGGAGCGTTGTTCAGTTGGTCGGCAACCGTCATCGTCGCCAAGGTAGTGACCACACCGAGATCGCGCCGGATGATCGCCAGCACGTTCGGATTCTCCAGCGTGACGTAAATCTGGTTGTCATCATCGACGTAGGCGACCGTCAGGTGCACCATGTCATCGACACCCGTGTTCGTCAGCGGCAGCAACAACTTGACCGTCTGTTGGCACTCCGTGAAGTTGCGCGAGGTCTGAGCGACCGTGTAGTTGTAGCGGAACGCCTCGCCGTATGAGGAAGCTGGATCGGCTGGTCGGGTGAACTCGGCGTTCATGCCAAACCAACTGGCAGCGGTCGGCAGGTTGATCACCGCCATCCGGTCGATATCAAGCTGGTCGCCAGGCATCGGGTCCCGCAACACGACTCGCAGCGCCGCAATCGTCGCCTTGTCAGGCACGATCACGTTCTCCATCTTGATCTGCGTCCAGTCGTTGCTGATGAAGAAGTCCGGTGACGTTGCAGCACCCAGCTTGGTAGCTGGCGTCACCGTGTCCTGGTACCACCAGACATCGAGTGCGACCTTGCGCCCACCGATCTTCCCCTGCGGGATCTTGACATGCGCCATGACAGTGTGCTGAACGCGCTCGGCAACGAAGGCGTTGTTCGAGAGGCCCATCGAAGTGCCACCCGATGTCGCGTCATAGGTCGCACGCACGAACGCACCGCCCGCACCACCAGCACCGCCAGAGGACACCTTCACCAGCGTGCTGGACACGGGCGTGTAGGTCGTTGTATCAGGCTTGTTGTTATCGCTGTCAGCGAGCAGGTTGCGCGTGCCCCATGGCCCGAGCGTCGGACTGGCCCAGGCAGTACCAGCCCAGGTGTAATCGGGCGTCGGTCGCGTACCCATGACAGTGCCGGAGCCATCGATATAGGGACGAGGGCCTGCGCCACCACGGAACATCACTGCACTGACGTAGTGCCGTTCACCAGCCGGGATGGGATTCACATCGTCGGTGCTGAAGTAGATCTGCGCGAACGCCTCGACCGCCCCAGCAGGCGTGGTCACATCAGCCCAAAAACGTCGCCACTCACCGACTGCATCCTTGCCATCAGCACCATGTACCTGAGCCGGAACCGAAGTAACAAGTCGCACGGCATCTGGCAGAACGACGCCGTTGCCGGTGCCACCGAACACGAAGCGGACGTAGATCCGCCGTGGCACCGTTGCGGCGCGCACATAGAAGCTGAAGCTGTATGGAGTCTTCTCAGCCACACGCACCGAGCCGCTGTTGAACGTCATCGGCTTGCGCAGTTCATCGGCTGGCGGAACGGGCACCGCTGCACCCGCTTGTCCGGCCCCGTTGCTCTCCAGATACCACCAGGTGTCATGAGCAACGTAGTTGTTCATATTGGCCGGTGTGGCGTCCTGAATTCGGCCCCAGTCCTGAATGCCGCCGAAGCTGACCTGAGCAACACCGATGTCAGGCGGGTTGAGCAAGTACGCCCTGGTGTTGGACAGCATGTTGGCAACCGTCATACGACGGCGCGAGATCGAATTTTTGGCCTGACCTTCATACATCCAACCAACGAATGTGCCATCGCCGTACGACGCACCGCGCGTCGGACCACGGTCGAGATCGAGCATCGGCTCGGAGACGCGCACCTTGAAGGTGGTAGCGATCTTGTTGCCATTCGGGCACTGGAAGTAGATCAGTGGTGCTGGGAAGGCGTTGACGCCTGCCTGCGAGGGGACCGTGATCGTCGTGTCGATGCGATACCAACCGGAATTACTCCACGCCTGAGCAGGGAGCACGTAGCCTGCGTCTGTCAATGGAACTGGTGCCAGCACACGAACCGGCCCCGCAACCTGCGGATAGATCCACCAACGCACTGCCACGCCAACTGCAACTTCCGGTGCAGGCGTCGTGGGGAAGGTGATCCAGCCGGTGATGCGCAGCTTCTCACCGCCGCTAACCGGCGAACCGAGCGCGCCACCGACCGTCTGGAATTCGATCTCACCCTGGACGCGCGATGCGCTGCCCGCCACTGTCATCTCATAGGCAGGTGAGTTGACAGTCAGGATGTACGGCCCACCAGCAGCTTGCACGGTGATGTTGCCGACACCAGTACCAGGACCGACATCCCAGTCGTAGTTGCCGCTCACGGCTTGCAGCGGACCCGAAGCACCATCACCACGCGGGTTGGTGATCATGTTGCGCAACGTGTCAGCTTGGATCAGGTAGTCGCTGCCCTGCGTGAAGCCGTCACCTTGTGCTGTGTAGCTTGATAGCAATCCAGCAGGCAGCGTGAAGTTCTCGACGGTCGGCACATTGTCGGTCGTGAACATGACCACCGACGACAGGTCCGTCATCGCCGCGATTTGGCGGATCACGCTGAGGAAGCGCGGGTTGCTGGCGCGCAACGGGATCTGGAAGTCGCGTTGGTACTCGTTGCGCGTCGTCTGCTGATCCGGGATGTTGATCTTGTCAGCCAGCCTGCACATGATCATCAGATCGTTGGCCGGGTCGGCGGCGTGGAAGATCAGCGGGTACTCGGTCTTGATCTCCAGGAAGGATGCGCGAAGCCCCTGCTGCATATCGCGCAGCTTCCAGATCGTGTGTGCGAACTGCTTGCCCACCAGCACGAGTGTCCGCCCGCCCCACAGCGCATCGTTCGGCGTCTCACCATGCTCGCCAGGGTTCGGCGTAGCCGAGGCGCGCAGGTCAGCACTGTCAAGTCCGTTGATGGTGATCACGAGGAACGTGTCCACCCAATCGGCCACATTGAGATAGACCGGCGACTTGCTCCGGTACTCGATGATCGACTCGATGCCGGTCGGGCCGGACTTCTTGGTGCCAGTGAGACTGCCAGACGGGCTACCACCGGCTAGACCGGCGAGCACCGTTTGCAGCGATGTGATGGTTGGGGCGGCGGGCATGATCGTCTAGGAGGGCAGTTGCTCAGGGTGTGGCGGCGGCGGGGGTGGCGGCGGGGTCGGCTCTCCGTCCTGAAGCGGCTTGCCAGCCTTGTAGGCGATCATCGCCGTCTCGGCCTCGAAGTGGTCGCCCTTACCGATGCTCTCCACTGGCGGTGGCACCGGGTTGAACTTGACAACCGGCTCAACAGGCAGTTCCACCGGAGGCGGTAGCTCGAAGTCCGGGTCTTCGGTGAGGTACTGACTCATGTCTTCGCTCTCCATCATGCCCTCCTTACCTTGATCAGCCGGAGCAGGCCGTAGAACTGCGGTCGGAAGTCGGTGCCGGGGTCGGCCGTCCACGTGGTGCCATTGGAAGCCACGTTGCCAATGCCAGAACTGCTGCTCAACCAGAGCGTAGTCGAGCGGTTGGCACCAGACACCCAGTCCGTGTTGCCACCGACCGTCAGGGTGCGATCTGCGGCACCCGTGGTACCGCCGCCGATGCCGGAGATGGAATTGGCCAGCGCGTGTGCCTCGTTGCTGCCACCCCACTGTGCATTGGCGTAGCGATTGTGCCCGTTGACGTACAACGAGCCGCCACTGTGCAAGTGGTCGGCAGTGGTGAGAGCACCCGCGAGGTGGTAGTGGTTCGGCACGTCGAAGTAATGCCAGTGATCGGCCTGCGGAGTCGTGTGACCGTGAGCAAGATTCCTGCCCGCATTCGAGCCACCCGGACCACGGATGCCAGGGCCATCGGTCGCTGCGTTGGTCTGCGCTGCGCCAGCACCATCAGCCTTATTGGTACTGGCACCGAGGATGAAGACGTTCTGGAGATTCGGCACCGCAATGCCACCCGTGATGCCAGGGAAGTCGTGCTGAGTGACAGCGTGACCGTCAGCGACCTCGAAGCCATCCGGATAGGGCACTGCTGCGCCGGATGCTGCCGGACGCCACCACTCGATCACGCAGCCGATGGGAACCTGCTGGCGGACGACGACCGGGCCGAGCATCTTCTGCGTGATCCCGGCATCCTCTGCCAAGAAGCTTGTCGGAATCGACCCCGCCTTGGCCGGGACAGCGTTCCAGCCCACCCGGTCGGCAATACGCGCCGGAGCCTGTGTGTCCTCGAACACCAGATCGTACTCATACGGGCCTTCCGCCCAAAAGCGGATTGCGCCCGAGGCCGAAGTGGTCATCGGGTTGGTACCAGTAGCTCCGCACTTCGGGTCGGGGCCGCGAGTCGCGCCGGTATCGCTCACGAACACATCGACCAGAGAGTTCGGCACGTCCTGGGCGGCGCGTGGCACCACGGACACCTTGACGCCTGCAAGCGCCTTCAGCACGCCAGTCGCGTCCGGCAACGCGACCGTGGTTTCGTAACAATCCCTTGACATGCTCCTTGTCTCCTAGTTGGATGCCGTTGACTGAGCGAACACGACCGCGCTTCCGATTTGGGTGGGATCAACAGGCCCACCAGCCTCATTGACTTCGATGGTGGTGTTGTAAGTGTTGCCACCGTTGCTGGTGGTGGCGGTAGAAGTGTTGCCGGACGTGAAGGCCATCGAGGAGCTTGGCAACTGGTACTGCGGGAGGATGTTGCCCGTCCCGCCGAACAGCGCCGTCCGGAACCACTGCCACATGGGTGAGGAGAACGACTGCGGAGCCTGGCCCTGGCCGGTGACCTCGTTGATCGCCTTCGTGTTGTTGACCGTGGCAATCTGGTTTTCAAGTAGCTGCTTGGTGAGATCCTGCACAGCCTTGTCGTCGCCGCGTGCTTTGGCGTCGTTGAGGAACTGTTGAAGCTCGTTGCCACGGGCCACCAGGAGCGCTTGCTTTTCCTGCACCAGCGCTAGCTTCTCAGCCGTCGATGTCTGGCCAGTGACAGCATCAGTGGCATCTAGCAACTGCGTCTTCAGATCGATGATCGACGTGTTGTAGTCGAACGCCTCAGCCGCCTGCGACTCCTTGAGATCACGCTGCGCCTTCGTGTTCTCGGCCATCGCGACTTCAAGCTCAGCAAGCTGGTCGGTAAGTTCAGCCACCAGGCCGACATTGCCAGCCGTCTGTGCAGCGCCAAGCTGGCCAACGAGTCCACCGTACTGCTGCGAGAGTGCTGCACCCCGCTGCTGGAGGATGCCCTGCCGGTTGAGCGGGCCTTGCCCGATCAGACCAGACACGAGCGGGCTGAAGCCAACCGCGCCACCGATGGTGCCAACCACGTCTGCCATGCGCTGGAAGAGATCGAGGTGGCCTAGTCTTCGAGTAGCAGCGTTGTTGATAGCGTCCACTGCATCCTTGATCGCCTGCTGCGCCAACTCGAACACCTGGGCACGCAGATCAGCAACATCCTGCTCAAGCTGATCAGCAAGTTCGTTGGCACCGGCTCCACGGGCAGCAGCGATGCGGCCCTCAAGCTCGTTGGCCTGCTGCGTGAGGATGTTGCTCTGCTCAGCGTTGATCGACCTCAGCCAGTCCGCGTTGCCGAGTGCCGACGCCATGCGCCGGAAGATCTCGTTGGCCGCAGTACGTCGAGCAAACCGGCTCCTGATGTCATCAACAAGCTTGGTCTGCTCATCGATCCGCTTCTGGAGCGCTTCGGCAGCCGCCGCAGTGACAGCTTCCTGTGCAGCAAAGATGTCTTCGACGTTCTGCTGCACAGCGTCCTGCGACTCATCCATCCTGGTTTGCAGGTTGTTGACCTGCGCCTGGATCAGATTGCGCTGTGTCCGGCTCAGCTTCTTACGCTTCAGTCGTCGCTGTGCAGCTTCAAGTTCCCTGGCAATCTGCCGCTGTTCGGTCAGCAGGTCGGCACGCTGCTCCTGCGCGAGCTTCAACTCCTCGCCTGCCAGCGCCTCGCCGGACAACTGCTCGCCAACACGCGGTGCACGCCGAGTGCCACCGACGACGGCGAGCGTACGCTGACGCAGCTTCAAGCTGGCTTGTGCAACACGCCGCTCAATCCCGCTTCGCAACTGGTCGAGCAGACCACCCTCGCGAGTCGCCACATCCAGCACTTCAGCAACCGGCTTGACCTTCTTGGTGATCTTGCCGAGGTTGCGGACCTTCCTCATGATGACGGCGAGATCCTTCAGCGTCTCTTCGACATCAACGAACTCGTCAGTCCCGAGCAGGCCCTCAGCGCCCTTGACGATCTTGGTGATGCGCTTCTTGACCTCACCGCCGCCAGCGAAGCCGAATGGCCCGCCATAGAAGCCGAGCATCGAACCAAGCCCGCCACGCGACAAGCCAAGCATGTTGGCAACGCGAGATTGCTGGATCTTGTTCAGCACCCACTCGCCAGCGTGAGCCATGATGTGCCGTGGCTGGCCATCGCCACCAGGCACAACACCGCCCTCACGATAGGCACCGCCACCACGACCCCAAATCACCTGAGCGCCACGATCCGCGTCACCGCCGCCGTAGGTAGCGATGATGTAGCGAATCGCCGCCAGAACATTGTCAAGCGGGTTGAAGATGTTGTCGTGGCCTGGGAACTTGAAGCGCGAGAACGTCGCCCCGATGGTCTGGATCAGACCCTTAGATGGATCGCCGCGCTGCGCGTTGATATCCCAGTTGTTGACAGCGTTCGGATCAAAGCCGGACTCACGATGCGCCTGCCGAGTGAGCGCCTTTACCCACAGAGCAACGCTGGTCGTGATGTCAAGGATGTTGAGAGCCTTGCGGATCGTGCTCTGAACCTGAGCTTCGGTGAGGACACCCTTGACCTTCTTGCCCTCGTAGCCTTCGGTGACCGGGATCGTCGCCTTTGAATCAAGGAACTTGTTAGCAACCTTGCGGGTCTTGTCGAGCGCAGACTGGATGATGGTCTTGAGCGAACCATCGTCACCAGTGACAATCCGGCGCATGATCGTCGTAACGATGTCGCCAACCGCACCCAGCGTCTTGCCCTTGATCCATGACAAGTGGATGTGATTGCCGCGACCATGGTTCGGATCGCCGTTGTAGCCGACCCAGCGGAACGGCGAGCGCGGGTTGCCTTGCGTCGGCTCGGCCCACGCTGCCAACTTGTCCACCAGATCCCACGAGCCACCCGGACCTGGACCGGCGTCAATCGCGCCACCCCACTTGTGATCCGAGTTGGCAGCGTGCGGCGGCGAGCCACCGAGGCCGTCGTAGATCGTCAGCTTGTACTGCTTGACGAGCTTGAGGACATCACCAAGGATGCTGCTATGGATCGACTCGCCAGGGAAGCCGGGGATCGGCACGATGCCACCGGCAGCGAAGCCACCCTGACCAGGACCGCCAGCGTGATGGCCGCGAGTGCGACCGAACATCTCGTTCAGCCCGAAGCCGTAGAAGGCATTCATGGCAGGCTCCACGACACGCTGGTGCATCCAGTTCAGCACCGCTTCGCCAGCACCGAGCGCGTAGAAGCCACGGTCACGACCACGCTGACCCATCCTGCCGATGAATCCGCCAGCCGCCTTGCCATCATCAGCCTTCTTCGGCGCAGCCAGACCGAAGCTGACCTGCTTCTCATCAAGCCCCTTGAGCGCCTTGTTCGTCTCGCGGGCGATGTAGCTCAGGCCGTCATGCGCAACCTTGTCGATGTTGTACCACTTGTCAGTCCAGTTGTTGAGGATCGACGTGCTGCGGGTACGGAAGCTGTTCTGGATATCAGCGATGCTGGCACGGATGTCACGGTACATCCGGTCGGCCGACTGCGTTGTGGAGATCCGCATCTGGCGGAACTCACGCTGGATCGCGTCGGTGCCGCTCTTGGCCGAGGCGCGCATCTGCTTCCAGAACTCAGACCACATCGTCTGAGCCGTCTCCAGATCCTTCGCCCCGAACGGGATGACAGCCTGATCGACATTGGCGCGGGTGGCGTTCTGGCGCTGTGTCGGCTGCTGCTTCGGCGCAGGCTTCTTCTTCTTGTCGTCGTCATCATCAAACGGGTTGATGAAACTCACAACCGACTTGACACCCTCGACAATCTTGCCACCGATCTTCTTGCCGACATCGATGAACTTGCTGCCGACCGCTTCGACTGCATCCTTGAGCAGATCAGGCAGCGTCTTCAGGCCATCGACAATCGCACCAGCAATGTTCTTGCCAAACTCCAGCGCCTTGCCAAACGCCTCCTTGACGCGACCCCAAACCCAAGTGGCACCCTTCTTGACAACATCGACGCCCTTACGGAAGCCGTCAGCCAGGAAGCCGATCACGTCCTTGCCGAACTTCTCGACCTTCTCAGCGCCAAAGATGTCCTTGATCAGACCCCACGCCTTGCGGAACGGCCAGGTGAGCGCACGACCGAGTGCCTTCAGGCCCTCCTTGATGCCATCGATGATCGCTTCTGCAAGCTCGATTGCCTTCTTCGACGGCGAGTCGATGCCGAACCACTTCTTGACAGCCGCCCAAGCAGCCTTGAACGGAGTGAGGAAGAGTTTCCACAGACCCTCGAAGATCTTGATGATGCCAATGATGATGCCACCGAGGATCTGAATCGCACCCTTGACCATCTCCTCCAAGCCATCAAGGATCTGATTCAGGCCCTTCTTGATCTGGTCCCAATCGAGTGTGAAGATGCCGACGATGATGCGGCCGAAGCCGATCAGCACATCGACAACGCCGTGGATCAGGTTGATGACACCAGAGATGATGTAGATCAGCCCGGTCACCACACCGCCAATGACCTTGCCAAGTCCCTTGATAGTCTCGATCAGGTAGACGGAGATGAACTCAGCCAGGCCCTCCAAGACCTTCCAGACTCCATCGATGACATCCTCAAGGCTGCCGAAGTGAATGCCCAGGTCATCAAGCGCATCCTGCAACGTCTTGACCGCAGGCTCGATGTCCTCCATGAACTCGTTGGCGGTGTCCTTGATCCCCTTCCAGACATCATCCAGCTTGCCAAAGTGATCCAGCAGCAGGCCAACCGCAGCCACCGCCAACAGAACCGCTGCTGCAATACCAAGCGGGACGGCAGCACCAGCCGCAGCCGGGGCAGCCGCAGCACCCGCTGCACCACCGGCACCAGCAGCAGCGCCGCCACCGAAGCCACGGAGCAGACCACCGAGTCCACCAGCCTTAGGCGCACCACCGCCAGGAGCAGGAGTAGGCGGCGGTGGTGTCGGTGCCCGTGGGGCTGCACGAGGACGAACCTTACGCTTGCGCTTACGCTTACGCCCGTCGTCATCCTCATCCTCGTCGCCCAAGCCACCTAGCGCATCGCCCACCTCATCAGCAGCACCACCCAACTTGCCAAGCGCGGTGACAGCGCTGCCGAAGATGCCGATCATCTTCTTGATGTTGCCAACGACGCCGAGGATCGAAGACGACATCACACCGAACAGCACCAGGAAGATGCCAGCCTTGGTGATAAATGAGCCGATACCGGTGTTGACGAACGTCAGAACGATGTCCGTCAGATCGCCCACCGTCCGGATGAAGCCAAAGACTGCTGGGAGTAGCGTGTCCTCGAAGAACTTGGCGAACTTCTCCAGGTGCTCAGGGTTGAACGTCTCAGCAAGCTGGACGGCAAGCTCCTCTAGGACACCGCCGATGAGCTTGACAACCTTGTAGGCGTCCTCGAAGAACTTCTGGACCCGATCACGATGGCTCTCGATCCAGTCAGTCCAGTCCTTGATCGTCTTCGTCAGGTCCTCAACCGACTTCTTGCCGGTGTCGGCCGACGCACCGAATAGCGCAGCGAACAGGCCACCGATGGCACCGAGCAGATCAAGCCACGCCTCAAGATGCTCCTCGCCGGTCGAGAAGAAGTCCTCCATCTTGTCCGAGTCTTCGGTAAGAGCAAGGAACTTGTCAACGATGGGGCCAAGGTATTCGAGGAGTGCCTGGAAGGCTGGGTTGGCAGTGACAGCGATGTTGGTAAAGGCATCTGCCAACTTGATCGCCATGTCGGTGATCGGACCAAGGTTCTCGCGGGCGTCCTTGGTGATCTGCATCAACTGGTCAAGCTCACCCTCGCTGGTGAGCGCCGACGTGACCTTCCTGATCTGCCTACCGATCTCGTTCGACAGCGATTGCAGCGTGCGCCGGACACGCGGCATCTTCATGATCTGATCAACTCGGTTTACAGCATCAGCGAACGACGAGATGATCGTGCCGTAGATGCCGGACTTCTTACGGTCCCCGATGAAGATCTTCTGGTAGTCCTTGTAAATCCGGTTGAGAGCGGTGTAGAGCTTGCGCTCGGCCGGGGACATCTGCGACAGCAGGTAGTTCAGGTTGGCTGCCGCCGTCATCGTGGAGCCAGCAGCGCGGTTCGCCTTGTCCTCAGCCTGCTCTAGCCCTCGACCGGCCGAAGCAGCAGCGCGCTCGGCGTCCTTGACCGCCTTGGCCGCGTTCTGAACACCCTCTAGGTTGCCAATATCGCCACCGGCAGCAGCACGTTCACCACGTGCTCGCCGTGCATCGCGACCAGCCTTAGTAGCAGCAAGCTTGGCTTCCTCAACAGCAAGCTGGCGCTGCTGGACCTCGGTCGCGCTGGCACCACCGGCCACCGCCTGGCGTAGTGCCTCCTGCGCATCCTTGACGTTGAGCGCTGCACCCCTAGCTGCCAGTGCAGCTTCCTTCTCAGCGAGCGTCAGATCCTCAAGCTGCTCCTGGCCATCCTTCTGCGCCTTCGTCAGATCCTTGCGCGCCTCGGTCAACCGCTCGTTGGCCGATGCGACCTGATCGTGTGCACTGGCAAGTGCATTGGCTTGATCAATCGCCTTTTGCTGGCCCTTCTCGGCATCGGTAGCCTGCGCCTGCTGAAGCTTCTGATTCTGCTGGAAGGCTTCCATCACCGAGTTGACACGAGACACCGCCCCGGCCAGCAGGCCAATAACGGGGAGCGCCTGGGCAGCACCAGCAGCCAAGATGCCACCCAGCGCTCCACCCGCCTGCGCCGCTGACCCAGCGAGGGCGACCAACTCTCCACCGAGTCCCGCCACAGCAGTGATCAACTGCTCTAGGAAGGCGGCAACGCCGAGGAGAATAATACCACGCAGCCTGTTATCCAGCGTGGCGATGTTGTCGCCAGACCCTCTTAGCGCTGCACTGAACCGACCAAATCGAGAGGTGTTGCGGTCGGCGTCGTGGCCGAGAGCAGTCAAGTAGGTACGAATCCGCTGAGCCTGACCTGCCCAGCGACGGAACTCCTCATGGTTGTGCTTGACCGATTGAGCGAGGCGGTCATAGTCCTTGGCAAGCTGGCGAAGCTCAGTGGCGTCATCAGCCGTCCGCCTGCCTGCGCGGGCGCGCTCAGTGATCGCTGCCAATCGACCTTGCATTCGAGCAAGCTCGACCTGACGAGCGGCGTTCTCCTCTTCACGCTTGCGCTTGGCTTCCGCTAGGCGACGATCAGCCGCATCAGCAGTACGGCGGATCTCGGCCTCGCGCTGATGACGGGCCTGCTCGATGCGAACTGCCTGGTCGGCCTCGTCCTGGTGAATCTTGGAGACAGCAGCGGCGTGTGCCTCCTCATCCTTGACAAGTTCCTTGTGAAGCTCCTGCCAGAAGCTCACGACCTCGCGTGCAGTCCTCTTCTCCTGAGCAAGAGCATCCTGCTTGACCTTGCGCTTGCGAGCTTCGTGATCCCGGAGATCGGACTCGATCTCCTTGTTCACGTCCTTGATCTGCTCTGCGGCTTCGGTCGCCTCCTGCGCCCAGTAATGGGCAGGCGACTTGGTACGAGCCGCATCTGACATCCTCAGAGAGACTTCCTGAAGCTGCTTGGCTAGCGACTTGTACTTCGTGGCAGCGAAGTCGGCATCGACTGCCTCCTGCTGCCGCGCCTTGTGGAGTTCCCGGACCTCATCACGAAGCGCACGTGCTTGCTTCTGAAGCTGCTCTTGCGTACGCGCGACCTGGACGGTCTTGCGAGCGGACGCTTCGGCAGCCTTCCCCACCCCGTCGAACGTCTTGGCAAGATCCTTGCCGTCCTTATCAATCCCCCTCAGTGTACTGCGCCAAGCATCAAGCTTCTTGGTGATGTTGGCCATGTTGCCGTCAAAGTCATGGAGGGTCTTGTTCAAGTTGGCTGTCGCCTTGTCCATACCCTCGATGTCGTTCTTGAAGCCACGGATCTGCGTGCGGGCCTTGGCCAAGCCAGCAGCAAGCTCGTCCCTTGCGCGGAGGACGATCCGGAGGATGTATTCCATCTCGTTCATGACAGTTGAGGTGGCAACTGGCTGGGTCCGGACACCCTTATCCTCAGCCTAGCCGCTAGTCGTCCCTCGGGACGATCTGGAATTCAAGTGACTTGCCAAGCGGAAGCTGATCCAACGCTGCCGTCTTGGTCGGATCGATCACCAGCCGACACATGCCGGACGGCGTGGCCAGCGACCACTCCTTGTTCGCCCCGTTGGCATAGTCGGGAGTCATCTCGACTTCCACCTGGTAGGGCTTGTCGGGATCGCCCATCGGGGTGATCCGTGTCACCTTCATTCGTGCGGTTACCATCTCACCTCCTCTCTGCCATGTTGCTTGCTAACGACCGTTGACCTGATCTAGTCCCTCACGCCGCTTGGCGCGGTTCTCCAGCAACCGTAGTCTACGCGATTGCTCCTCGTCGGCGTCAATGACCTCCTTGACGGTGGCGTCAGGGTTGTCCAGTCCGAGTCGCACGCGCGTGCGAGCCATACCACGGAGATGTGCTTGCCAGAACGGGTTGTCCCAGTCCGGCTCATCGCCCTCATCCAGATCAGGGTCGTAGATGAGTTCAATCGTCTTGTTGAAGTGACGATTGAGTTCCTTGATGCGACCCGGCCTGTCATTACCACTCTCGTCCCAGTTCGGGTTCGAGTACAGCGCAGCAACCATCTGGTCACGTTGCGCTTCGACGGCCTCCCTGGCACGCCGCTTGACAATGGCTTCGTAGATCGCATCAAATAGCTCCGCGCGCCAGCAGAGGATGTCCTCTAGCTTGTCACCTCCACCACTGGACCAGACGAGTTCGACGGCTTCGACTGGTCCGATGTGGACTCGCGGTCCTGTCGATTCCTCTCGTTGACCACGACCCGCCTTGCGATTGCTGGCAGGTCGGTCGTAAAAAACTCTCTCAGGCCCTCGTAGTTCTGGTCGATGAAGGTGCCGATGATCGTGCGATGCTGGCTGTCAGTCGGCCCCCACAGGTTGCGCTCGGGATCGTGCGGCTGCTCGAACACCAGCTTGGCCCAGGGGCGCTCTCCGGGCGGCACCTGGAGCCAGATGCAGTAGAACTCCAGCATCAGGTCTGGCACGTAGCTTGACAGTTCGGCTGCCAGTGTCATGAAGGTGGAGGCGTCCTGCCAGTCGCGCTCCATCAGCCTGGCACCGCGCTCGCGGATCGTGCCAGCGTTGTTGCCGAAGATGTCGCCCATCCCGGCCACCTCGCCGCCGCTGGCGCGGATCGCCTTTGACAAGGCGGCTGTGATCAGCGAGAAGAAGCGATTGCGCGCCATCCAGCCAAGCGGCTGCTGGATGTAGACCGCGTACTCGGTGTCCTTGCCACCCTCCTCGGGCGGCTTGCCGATGATCCAGCGCTTGATCTCGCTGAGATCGTCAACCGGCTTGTCGAGCCAGGTCGCGGTGTCGCCCATGCCGTCGAGCGTGTTCAGCGCCTCGGCGTCCTTCGCCGCCTGAGTGGCCTCCGGGCCATCCTTGGCAAGCGGCTTGCGCTTCGCTGCTGGCTTCTTGGGTTCCGTTGTTGCTGCCATGGGATCTCCTTTGATGATCCGGTTTACAGTAGGAACTCGGTTGACAAACGCAGATCGAGAATGCGCGCCATGTCACGCCACGTGTCATACAGGTAGAACTGCGGCTTCTGGCCGACGACTTCGTACTTGCTGATCACGTGCCCCAGGCGTGAGGCGTAGAAGTACATCAGGTTGCCCTTGGGAGAGCGAATGAGGTTCTGTGTTGGCCCCCAGTAGCCGGTGCCGACGTTCGGGTAGACCGGGTGATAGCTGGTCCCGGCCTTCACACCAACAACAATCTCGTAGGTACCGCCACCACCGGCTCCTCCCGGATGCCAGCGCAAGGATGTGTGATCGATATGGCGGTGCGTGTAGCCGGTCCACTCCGGGGCGTAGTGCTCCAAGACCTCGGTACCGAGATCAGCCATGTCGCCCATGAAGTCCTTCAGCCACGCTCGTACCAGCTTCTCCTGAAGGTCGAAGCCGCGCATCACTTCGTCCTCATCGACCTCGAACTCGATGAAGTCAGTCATGACAGCTCCCCTGACACACGTGAGCGAGAGCACCATGCCCGACGCCCTCGCTCCGTGTGGTTGTCATGTTGTTGCCCACCTGATTGCCTTTGCTTTGAGTGGTTCAGCGTTGCCCTGTGGCTTACGCTGTCATGCCGGTTGGCCTACGGGCCGGTGGCCGGTGTCTCCTCGTAGATCACGCCGAACTGCTCGCCGTCCGGGGCCTCGTCGTCTGCCATGCAGTTGAGACGCCACGGCAGGCTGACCTGCTCGCCGGTGTTCTGGAGCGTGAAGCCGGACTCCTGCGCCGCGTGCAGGCAGCGCCGCCAGACGAACGCACGAACGATGTCGTCGGGGTAGAGGAACAGCACGCACAGCATCTTCTCGCTGTACGAGGTTGGCGCACCCATGCCAACCTTCTTGAGTCCCTTGGTGCCCGCGCCCGCCGCCGTGACCTCCACGGGATCGGGAAGCTCCCAGGCCAGCGCGAACGTCTCCAGGGACGTTTCGGCAAGCTGGGTGCCAACCGACATCTCCCAGTTGGACGGCCTGGTCTTGATGGCCGACCGCAACTGATCGACGGTGAACGTCTCCTCGGCGTTGTTGCGCGTGATGTTGATGCCGGTCTTGGTGAAACCGACCTCTTCCCACGGGTCCACCGCGTCGTAGATCGTCGCTCCCGCTGCCAGGTCCACGATGTCCGAGATGGCGTCAGGGAACGTCGCTGACGCGCCGCCAGGCGCGATCAGGATGCGCCCCGCGCCCTGCATGAAGCCCTGCTCGTAGTCCAGACCGTGACGGCTCTGGAAGAAGTTGCTCACTTACTTGTCACCTCCCTTCTCAGGGGTGATCGAGTCTTCGATGGGTTCTTCAGCCGGAGTGTCATCCGACTTGTCAGGTTGCCCGGAGTTGGTGGCCGCTTGTTGCTCCAGCCGGTATCTCGCAGACAGGTTGGTGTACTCCTCGTCGGACAACTCCACTGGGTCGCCGTTGAGGACTAGCTTGCGTCCTTCTCCGAGCAGCACGCTGCCAACACGTTGACCGCGCTGGACGCACCCTCTGAGGACGTATTCGCTCATCTGCTTGTCACCTCCTAGCCGAAGCGACTCGTGTAGAGCTTGATCGCGTAGCTGAGGCCAACCGCCTGATACCAAGCGCGGTTCTCATTGCGCCCACCTTCGCGATAGGTCCACGGGATCGATGCCTGGTTCCGGGCAGGGTTCACCACGCCTGACAGCATTCGGCTTGTCACCGAATTGCTCATCAGGACGGTGTGCACCGCCACTCCCATCCGTAGAGCGCGCCGGTAGACGACCTCCGACCCCTCCTCCTCGCTCGCGTTGGCCAGGCTGTGGACGGCGAGTTGCTGCCTGAACACACTCATGTGGTCCTGGTTGGCACTCTCGGCGTCCGGCACCATGTCCTCGACGGCAAGCACGATGTAGGGGTACAACTCGGCTGGTACGTCCTTCAGCACTTGGCGGGGGAAGTTGCCCACGTGATAGTGGTCGTTCGGAACATCGGCGTACGTCAGGGGCACGTACTCGATCCCTCGGCGTTCTGCACGCGCTTGATCCCGAGCTTCGAGGTTTGCATACACGACTACTAGAGCCTCGTTCAGACCGTCTTGGAGGACCATCTCGATGTCATCGAGCATCGCCTCCGCGTCGATGTTTGTAGAGACGATTGGCATTACGCCGTCCCCGTCGTCTCCGTCTCGGTCGGGGCGTAGACAGGCGGCAGGTCGAATGGGTCTGGCGTATACATCCCGTCCAGAGCGCCCACGGTACCCAGCTTGCCTGCCTGGCCGACGATTGGTGCAGCCCCCGGTGTCAACTTGACTGGCGGGAGGATGGCCTCCACGTCGCCAAGCAACTCCGCGATCTCCGCAGCAAGGCGCTTGTCAGCGTCCTTGAGCGCTTGAATCCGCTGAGCGTCATAGCTGACCTGCTCGGTCGTGCCAGCGGACTGGGAGAGCACCTGCGCCGCCCAGTAGTCGATCCCTGGTCCGATCAGTTGGCGAGCGAGATGCTTCGACGCATAGGCTTGCACCCGCACGTCAAGGCCCTCGATCTCCGTCTCGTCCAGTTCACGGCCCCAAATGCGCGCCATGACAAGGGACTTGCGACGCGCCAGGCCCTCCGGCCCGAAGTGCGGCGAGTCAACCAGAGCGTCAAACGTCTCGGGAAGCTCGTCCCGCGCTCCGGCTTCGATCTCGTCCGCTGGTGTGTACTCGGGTTCGTCAGGCATGGCTTGTCAACTCCCTTGGCAGAACGCCCTACGAGCCGCCGCCGCCCTCGGAGGAGGCGGGCTGCTGCTTCGGCGCGGGGCGCGGCCTGCGACCGGCGCGGCGCGTTGACTTCGGCTTGTCGTCCTCCTCGGCGGCGGCTGCCGTGCCCGGTGCGACGGCGGGGTCGCCCGTGCCGGTGAAGCCCTCGCCGGGAACGGTCGCCTCGCCTTCCACGACCTGGCGCGTACGGATCGCACGCACGGCCTTGGACTCGTCGCCCTCGGCCTCGTCGCTGCCACCAGGGACCTTGCCCTCCTGGTAGGCATTGGGAGAGACGCGGTAGCCCGCGTTGTAGTTGACGATCTCGTCGCGGTTCTGGTGCCGGGACTCCCACTCCCTGATCCGCATGACCGCCGCCGAAGGCAGCACGTTCATGGCAGCCAGGATGTCGTCCTCGTCCATCTCCTCGTAGCCCTCGAATGGCATCCCCATTCGCACGGCGTCGGAGACAGCCGGTTCCTCGGACGACGGCGCGAGCTTGTCCTTGAGGGAGTCGTACAGCGCACCCTCGCCGGACTCCAGCGCCTCGACCCACTCCGGGTTGATCGCTTCGGCCGGGACGACTTCGCCCAGGAACCACGTCTCGCCGTTGCCCTGCTGGAAGCCCATCGGCTCCCCGGTGATCGGGTGCTGGAGTTGGCGCACGGCCTTGTGGATCGTGAGTTCGTCCACCAGCACCTCGAAGCCCTTGCTATCTGACATGTTTGTTGTCACCCCCTTCCTAGCGGACGGTCGCGTAGAGGAACGCCTCGGGGACCTTGAGGCGCACGATGCGACGGCTGGCCTGACGGAGCAGGCGCGTGTAGACGCCCTCGCCCTTCAGGATGATCTCCGACTGCGGACCCGGCAGGAACACCGTGTCGTTCGGGCCGGACTTGATCTCGACCGGGCCGTTCAGCGTCTCAGCGATGACGCCGTAGCCCTGAATCGAGTAGTCGGTGGTGACAAGCACCTTGCCGATGGGCAGGTACCGGTTGTGGTCCTGCGGGCGCTTCGACGCGCCCTTGTCCTCGGTGCGGTAGCCGTGGTTCGTCGGCACGAACACGGTACCGGGCGGCAGCAGCTTGCCCACGTCTTCGAGCGTCGGCATGAACGGCTGACCCGGCTCCACGTTGAAGTACGCGGGGAGCTTCTGGTTGGTCAGGATCAGTTCGATGTCGTCGTCGGAGATGTGCACCCGCCTGCCAGGCGAGCCGGAGTCGGTGCTGACCTGCTTCAGCCACACCTTCAGGTCGTTGACCGGATCGGCGTTGACCAGATCGGTCCACGGCACCGCAGCAGTCGGCTTGTGACCGGCCGCGAACGGGTAGTCGATGACCAGCGCCGTGTCACGGAGTTGGTATTCGATGGTGATCTGGCCGGAGAACGACTGCCAGCGCATCCACTCGGTCAGGCGCTCGTTGCGCCGTTCGAGGATCTGGCCGATCTCGATCAGGCGGCGGGCCTCACGGCCTGCCAGCTTCTCGCCGCCTTGCGTCAGGATCTCCCAGCGACGGGGAGAGATGCGATGGGCCTCATCGAGATATGCCAACTCGATGACCTCTTCGCGCTCCTCCCGGCCGGTGATGTCCATCAGCGGGATCGACGCTTCGGGCGCGCGGAACTGGCCGATGCCGGTGGCGTAGTAGTCCTCCACCGTCATGGAGACGTACTGCGAGTCCGTCTCGGTCATCGGGGCGATCTGCTCCCCGATGAACGGCATCGTCTCCATCTCCGTCTCGACCGGGCCGACGATTGCGTCCGTCAGCGTTGCCTGATCCATGATGTCGTCAATGACTGCCATCTAACTTGTCACCTCCCTTCTAGGAGAACTTGCAGGTCGGCAGCGCGGCCTTGATGTTGGCCTGCGCCGTCGCCCAGTTGACGATGCGGTCGGTGCGGAACCACTGGCCGTGGTGCCACATCGCGGACGGAAGGTCGGACTGCGCCGTGCCGTCCGGGAACACCTCGGTACGAGCCAGGATGCCAAGGCACCCGGCACCGTCAGCGGCGCACGGGACGTACTGGTTGCCGACCTTCTTGAGCGGCGTCCCGGCGACGAGCTTGCGCTCACCAGTCACGCCGTCCGGGGTGACAGCCCCGGCGTCGAGCACGACGGAAGCCGCGACATCGACGTTGACCTGGTTGACCAGGATCTCCAGGTCGTTGCCGGTGGCGCGAGCGGTGCGAATGTTCCAGGCCACTTGCTACTCACCGCCCCCGGAGGAATAGCGACCGCCGTAGCGCTTCTCACGCGACGGACGGCCGATGGTGGTGCCAATCGCCTTGCCGAGCGACGACTTGTGCTCGGCGGTGTTGGCCTCGGCGTCGGCCACGTCGTCGCCGGTCTTGGGACGGCCGTGGTCGTCGGTGACGGTGCCCTGGTCCGACAGTTGGACCTTGAGCTTGCCGTCCTTGTCGCGCGGGAGGAGCGAGAAGAACTTCTCGAATGCCCCCTTGACTGACATCTCCTCGCGGGCGTGCGCGCCGGTCGCCTCTTCGCCCGTCAGGCCGAGTTCGTGATCCGCGAACAGGACCACTCCCGGCTCCTCCGCATCGGGCGACAGGTACAGCCGTCGCACGAATGCCAAGGCGGCTGGCGCGTCCTTGAAACCGGCCTCGCTGAGCGCCAGGATGTCAGTCCTGACCTTCTCGCGCCGGTCGTTGGTCCGCAGCGTGCCGACCTCCGTCCGCAGGGGATCGACCTCCTCGCCGTACTCCCTCCGCAGGCGAGACTTCTCGTCGTCGGTGAGGTTCAGCGCGTCAATCGTCTCCAGGATTCCCACTTATGTCCACCTCCTTGCTACTGGTTCGGGGCGAGCTTGGCTCGCCGTTGGCGTGCAGCGGCCACCCGACCCTCGGGTGTGTTCAGATCGAACGTCACCTCGGTGGTGGGCGGCGGCGCAGCCGGAGTGACATCCGGCCTGTTGCTGGACGGCAGCTTCACCGTCGTCCAGTCAGCGGTGTCAGTGAAGTAGGCATGGGCACCGACCTCGCGGAACCGCGCCAGGTGCTCGGCACCCGTCGTGGAGTTGCGGATCAGCGCACGCCCATCCATCGACATCTGCCCGACGACGAGCTTGTGGCCCTCACCGAACAGATCATCGAGAGCAACGACCAGCCGCTCTCGGGTTGCCTCGACGCTTCGCTCCTGGAAACGCTCCAGGTTGTCATCGGGGTCGCTGGCCGCGATCATCGCCTGCTTGCCCTCTTGCCAGTGGGCCTGCGGCGAGACAGTGACCTTGCCATCGTCGTCCACCGAGTAGGGGACAACGAAGTTGGTGGTCTTCCCCCGGTAGGACTCCTCCACGCGGGCCAGATTCGGCTCGTCGTGGGTCACGTCCTCGACGTAGTAGAAGGCTCGTGGGCGTTCCGGCACGCCGATGGCCTGCTCCTCCGGGGATGGCTGGGGGTTGAGGAAGCCTGAGATCTGCTGGCGAATCGAGTTGGCCGCAACCGCATCGTTCCAGATGACCTTGGCGTCGTTGCCATCCTGCTTGTCTTCGTCCAGAAGAAGCTCCTGGACCACGTACTCGTCCTCGCCGTCCGCGAAGTAGACGCGCTCGAACGGTTCGAGATCCTGCATCCACGGCTGCTTGGTAAGCGCCGCGTGGTTCAGCGCCGCCCGGAAGTAGCGGTCGTCGGCCTTGCGCACGAAGTCGAAGTACACACCGGCTGACACATTGGGGACGCTGCCCCGCCGCACCTTGGCCGCGACCTCCGGCTCCGTGAATCCGAGTCCGGCCTGGAGGACGTGAATCTCCTTGCCATCCTGCGGACCACCCTTGACCGTCTTCTGGACGACGCGCAGGCCACGGACGTAGCCTGTGTTGTTGAGCGCGCTGTCACCCTTGATGACACGCCCGTCAGGGAGCACCTTGTCGGGCTTGGGGTGCCCGTCCGGAATCGTCACGTCCTGGAACGCCTTGGCGTCGAACGCTTCGCACAGGTCACTCATGCTGACAGTGATGCTGCCATTACGAGACGACGAGCGGCCGGTGTGGATGACCTTGAAGGGGACCTTCTCCTTCATGCCAGGCGTGCGGGCAACCATACCCTCGGCCATCAGGTCCTTCCACAGCACCGTGTCATCGCCCAGCTTCCCTTCCTCCACGTCCGTGGACGCGAAGTTCAGGATCAGGCAGATGGGGTGACGCTCGCTCGTGTCAAGCGTCATGCTGCTGTCCTCCCTTCTCCTTGGATCGGTATCGCACCGACGATTGCCTCAAGTCGGGCCACCGTGCGCTGAAGATCCTCATACGCCGATCTCGGTACCAGTTGACCTGTTATGTACTGCTGGATGATCAACGGGTCACCCGGCGAGAACACGTGGCCGCAGCCCATGTGCTTGTAAACCGGGTTGAGATCGTCTTTGTACTTCTCGTTGAGGTCAAGCGCCTTGAAATCGCCGGGGTACCTGCCGATCTGCTCACAGTGCGGGCACCGCAAGCGGCCTCGGCTGAGAACGATGGACTCCTCGTGACCCTCGGCGGTGGCCATCACCCGGCCATCCTACGTGTTACGCAGGGGTGAATTCGGGGTAGCTATTGGAAGAAGTTGCCAACTTAGGAGGCTTTTGTGGCCCCGGAATCTGGACAAAACAGGCTAGGATCATGTAGAGTGACAACCACCATGACCGTCTTGGATGTCCTCACCTCGCAGTCCCACACGCTGATCCGCGCCGAAGTCCGGGCGCAGACCGAGCGTTCGGCTCTGGAGCGCGGAATTGTGCAGGCCGTCCGGTTCCATGGCTGCTCGATCAACGAGGTGTCGGCGGTGACCGGACTGACCGTCGAACAGATCCGTGACCTACTCGCTCGGCCGCTCCCTCTGGCTGAGCTTGGCGATCTGACCGGCGCTCGCTAGAGTCCGGCAAGCGAACTGGCCTCCCCAGCCACGCGAGGACCCCGGCCGACACCGGGGTCTTCCGCGTTCTAGAGCCAAAAACAGGCCACCGGTATCATAGTCGCCGGTCAACGAGCCTGAGGAGGTTCATCGCCCTTGGCATGGCCTGCCGCTGAGGAAGCAACATGGCAGGAGAGATGTCAGGGGAAGCTGTTATGCGTACAACCCTAACTGCTATTGCGATGTCGGTCGCAGTGGCACTTGCGCCTGGTGTGGCTGATGCCAAGCAGAAGCGCAACACGTGCAGCGCTAACAAGCTGCTCACCAACTACAGCGCGAACTATCACGCTGTCGCCAAGCTCCATGGCAAACAAGCGCCGGGACGGAATATCCGGAAGTGGGGGCTGAGCGAGACACGGAAGTCGAAGTGCCGACACATTGCCAAGTCCCTGCGCATCCTGCGAGGGATGAGGTACCACGGCAGCACGATGCTGCGAGCCGGTCGGCCCTACGTCCCGCCTTCGAGCACGCGCACCCTGAGGGCTGGTGCCGGAGGTGTCCTAGCATCCATCCGAGCTTGTGAATCGGGTGGCAACTACAGCACGAACACTGGCAACGGCTTCTACGGGGCCTACCAGTTCACCCAATCAACCTGGCAGTCGGTCGGCGGTACAGGAAACCCCGCCAATGCCAGCCCAGCAGAACAAGACAAGCGTGCTGCCATCCTGTACGCTCGCGAGGGCGCAAGTCCTTGGCCGGTCTGTGGCTACAGGCCACGTAGATAGGCCGGTGAGACTACCCGGTAACGGGTAGAGTACGACGCGGCCTCGCCTGGTGCCGTAGGTGAAAGCGCTAAGCCAGGCGGGGCCGCTGAGTGCCATTGAGGGAGGAGAGGACTCGGCACTCCCGTTCATCCTCCCATACCAGATCGCCGGTCGCAATGGCAATGCTTACGAGATGAGGCAGATTGTTGGCGTGAGCGCGCTGGCGGGCGCGGCCGATGTGGTAGCTGACGTTCGAGCGTGAGCGGTGCATCACCAACGCTATCTCCTCAAGCGACTTGCCATTGGCGATGTGCATGACGATCACAAGCTCAGTCTCCGTCAAGCGGTCGCTCAGCGTCTTGGTCATGCCAACCCCGCCTCGACGCGCAGCCGCTTCATCTCGTTGCGAACGTTGCGTAGCAAGTTGGCTGTCGAACCCTTGACGACGCCGTAGCGCTTCTCCTCTTTAGCGCCCTGGTTGACAAGCCTGCGCTCACGGTCGGCCAGGATCTCGATCTGTGCCGTACTCTTACGCAGCACCTTCTCCCAGCGGCAGACAGTGCACTTGATATACACCTCAACGACACCAGGCTTGCCATTAGTGTCGCGATGCCGGGGCCGGAAGCTCTGCTCAGCCTCACAGCGCGGGCAGTTCTGCTTAGGCGCTCTCACAGCAGGTAGCGTACCAGCCCCACAAACACGAACGCCCCAGCCATGGTGGGCCGGGGCGCTCATGCCGTTGACAACACCGTCACTGAGGACGGTGTGTCCAGTGTACTACAAGGTACCGTGTTCAGCCACGTAGCGCTCCACACGGCCCTTGAGCGACCGCAGAGCGCTCGCCTGGTTGGCATCGGCACTCGGCTTCATGTAGCTCTCGACTGACAGGCCGGTGGGCCGGTGAGTGGCCTTGACGCCGACGCTGGGACCGCTGCGCTCCGGCTGGGAGTGGTGACGGAACGACTCGTACTCCACGTCGTCCTCACTCCAACTGCCATCCCACTTGTCAGCCCCCGGCACGTTCTTCAGCGCATCGTTCAGCGCCTCGGCCGGTCCCCGCAGCATCGACTCGTACGGCGTCTCGCTGAGGATCGTCTCCACCGCGTTGTTCGCGACAGTGACAAGCTGGCTGGCGGCGTTGATCAGGGCGTCGTAGTGGTGCCGGGGAACGATGATGTCGTCGCTCATCGTGGCACCGGAGGGTGATCGTGCTCCTTGAGCCAGTCGTCGTAGTTGGCCTCGGGCTGGCTGATCACGCCGTCGCTGATCAGATCCTTGCAGTTGGCGCAGAACTTCGGCGGCGGGTTCTCCCACCAGCCCTCCGGCAGCGTAGCCGTGTGGGCACCGCAGCAGTGGCAGTAGTAGTGCATCGGTGATCCGGCGTACAGACTGGCATTGTCAATCTGCTTGCCGACATTCGCCTCGCGGCGCTGCTCAAGCTCCGCGAGACGAGGATCGGTTGCTTGTGCCATGTCAGATGGCCTTGACCCGTTCGATCAGCGCCGCCGTGAACTCGTCGGCGTCGGTGTACTGGGTCCCGCCACGCTGTTGGTACTCCTGGAAGGCCCGCGCAGACGGCGGGCCACCCTGCGGCGGGTCCTTGGGGTCGGCTCCGGCCCGGATCAGCGCTCCGTGCAGTTCCATGGCCATCGCGTTCATGGTGGTGTCGTCAGTGACATCCGACATGTCAGTCAGGGTCCTTCATCATCTGTGGGTTGTCAGTTCGGTAGGTACGGAAGGCAGTGACGGCCTTGTCGATGCCCTCCGTATGGTTCTGCGGTGCCCTGGGCCGCTGGTGGTCACGGTAGAACCGCACCGCCCCCTCAGCGGTGTTGTCCCGGCCCCGGAGGACGAACAGCGGCTCGTCGGCCTCCCACTTGAAGCGCACGCCGTCGTCGTCCATATCAGCCAGGATGCCATCGAGATCGCCGCTCTGCGTGCGGTGAGCGTACTCCACGATCCGCTCGACATCGGCTGTGGTGAACAACCGGCCGTACTTGTTGTCAGCCATGTTGCTACTCGTCGCCGCCGCTGCCCACGTCCTTCGGCTCGTCGGACATCACACCGATGTAGTTCTCCACGTCCACCGAGATGCGCCCGCCCTCCTCGGTGCCGTTGTCAGTCTTGAAGGTGAGCACGTGGGCAGGCTCGAACTTCTGGCCCTCGGACTCGCCGTCGATGACGCCGTTCTGGAACTTGATCAGCATCGCCTTCGCCTTGTTGGCGCGGTGCCGGATCTTGTTGAAGTTCTCCGTGGGGTGGAGCGCGATCTCGCCGCCACGGATGATCAGGGTGCAAGCCATGTTGTTACTTCCTCGCCTTGATTCGGATGACGCCCTTAGCCTTTGGCTTGGGCTTGGGTGCAGGCTTCTTCGCCTTGGGTTTGGCCTTGGCCGGGGTTTTGGCAGCCTTCTTGGCAGCCGGTTTCTTCTTGTACGCCTTGATCACTGGGTCGATGTGCTCGACATGCGCGTTGGTAACCGACGGTGGCGGTGCTGCCTGCCACAGCTTCTTCTCGTTGGCATCGGCAATCAGCTTGATGCCAGCATGAGTCGGCGTGTGATGGCCATCGCTGACCTTGGCCAGCAGCTTCTTGGTAACCAGGCTGGTAACCGTCAGGAGAGCCTGGCTGTGGTTGTGGGGGAGATCGCTCCATTCGATCTCCACGATGCAGTCGTCGGTGGCGGTCTGATTGTCACCGGCACGTTGCCTCCCTACGAAGTAGCGGAGCACCTTGCCCTCACGGGGCGTCAAGTCCTCCGGGTTGACAGTTGTGGGCCTACGCCTAGCCACCGACGACCGCCCACCACACGTCGTCGTCCACCGGGCCGATGCTGGCAGTCAGCAGGTACATGCCCTTGCCCTCGGCGTAGGCCATGACCTCCTTGGCGCGCTCCTCCAGGCTGCCACCCTCCTGGCCGACGAAGGCGAGGATGACGACCCGTGCGTTGACAGCCTCCTCGACATCGACATCCACGTCGCTGCGGTCATGAGGATCGAAGTCCGGCCTGCCAGGTGGCCTGCCAAGCTCTTGGCCCATGCCGGGAAGCTGGTCGGCTCCCGTCAGCGCCTCGTGCACCTCACGCTCGCTGGTGCCGGTACGAACAGCAGCAGCACGCCCTGACTCCGAGACGTGGACCTTCTTGTCCTTGTCAGGTGGCTTGGTCATCCGAACTTCTTCGGGATGATCTCGAACCGGCCGTCCTTGAACGCCTTGGTGATCCGCTCCTTGAGCGTCGGCGTCACGGTCCCGGCGAATTCGATGGTGATGAAGTCGTCGCGGTGACGGGAGTCCACGTTGGCCTCCATGTTGGTCACGTCGAGGAAGATGTGGTGCGGGTTCTTATCCATCGGCATCGGTTGCCAGCCTCTTCTTGTTGCGTTCCTTGCGTTCATCACGCTCCAGCTTGCGCTCGGCGCGTCGGTCAAGCTGCTTGTCAGACTTCCGGTCCTTGAGCTTGCGCAGCTTGCCGTTGTTGAGCTTCTTGCTCACCGGCCCTCCTCCTTGAGCATCGCGAGCAGATCGCCCAAGAAGGCCGACGCTGCACCGCACAGATCAGCAATGGCATAGAACATGTCAGTCTTCGCCACCTCCAGATCGGACGGCTTCGGCTGCTGCTCGGGAGACTGCGAGGGCTGCTGTGCGCTTGTCCTTCGCGCGGGTGGCTTCCGACCCTGGGGCATCGTCCTCCTCCGGCCAATAGTCGTGTTCTTCCTGCCACTCAGCGACCAGGCGCTCCAGGAGGCGGATCTCCCTGTCAAGCTGCTTGCTACGCTTGACGGTCAGGCCCTCCGCATCCTCTTCGTCGTGAAGCTCCTGGAGCTTGCCGTTGAACCAAGCAAGCATGTTGGCATTGTGGATGTTGTCCTCGTCGTACTTGAAGGCCAGCGCATCGTCGCAGATCGCACGGGCCTGACCGAGCACGATCTGCAACCGGGCTGTGTGGATGTCCGGCGCTTCGACGCTGCTGGCGTAGTGAGTGGCGTGCGGCCACCAGACCATCCGGCCACGCACTCGGTCGGGACCGCGATGTGCCAACGGCATTGGCTCATACTCGATCCGCCAGACCTCGACAAGCTTCTGGCCCTCGCTCAGCGTGTCACTTCGACTCACCCGGCACCTCCTTCCCACCCATCTGCTCCTTGAGGCCCAGGAACTCCCACAGCGCCGCCGCCTCCAGCAGCACCTTCAGCGTCGGCGCGGCGGCTGCCAGCAGCGAGCGCACCAGCACCTCCGTGGTGTGCGCCAGCAGGTTGAACGCCTCCTCGTCGGTCATCTGCTCCTTGAGTGTGTCGTAGTAGGCGATCTGCGCCTGCCCGAACATGATGGCACCCGCCTTGACAGACGCCGACTTACGGATCTGCGCGAAGAACTCGGCCGGGTTGAACTCGTCACCCATTAGCAACCTTCTTGTCTCGTGGTTTTCCTTCTCCTGGCACCGCTCGTGGCTTGCGAGCGAAGCGTAGACGGAGTGATTCCGCCCTGGTACGACGCTGGACACCGGCTGCATCGAGCCGGTAGAGGACCGTGGCATGGGTGATGCCAAGCTCCTCGGCAATCTCTGTGGAACTCCAACCCAGTCCATCCGGCGGTTCCCGGTAGAGGAAGACCGTCTTGTCGATCTCGTCATGGGGAACCATGCGAAGCTTGCCACGCATCTTGGCCGTCCGACCGCGCTTCCGGGTGATGTCAGGGTGGGCATGGAGGTAGCCGTAGACCGTGCGCTTGTGCACATGCAGATGGCGAGCGATCTCCGGGCCGGACATCCCGGCCTCAGTGTAAAGTCGCCTGGCTTCTGCCTTGAGACTGGCACGGTATTCCCTGACACCCGGCTTGGGCTTCAGCTTCGCCTCCGGCGCGCAGCCCGGTTCGGCTTCACGGCATCCGGCATGACGATCTGGCCGGACGGCTGCTGGCCCTCGCGGTCGCCACCCTGGAGATCGATCATCTGGCTCAGCAGTTCGGTGGACACGTTGTTGGCGAGGATCGCCTTCATGACATGCAGGCTGTACTCGATGTGCCCGTCGCCGTCGTCCAACGGGACCCGCTTGCGCCGGTTGGTGTCCATCGACTCGATGCTGACGACCTTCTCGTGCTCGCCCGCCTCGAAGCCGGTGACGCCGTTGGCCACCGACAATCCCTTGAGGTGCGGTGACAACTTGACTGGAATCCACTCCGACCACTCCACGATGCGGACGAGCACGCCACGTGTGGCACCGGCAGCCTCATCGAAGCCGGAGAACTCGTCCTCTTCGGCCTGACCACCCATCGCCGCCGCCATGCGCTCCTTGGCAGCAGCCTCCCTGGCGATCTCCGACGTACGACGAGCGATCTGCTCACGCAGTTGGTCGAGCTTCGCCTTCGGATCGGTATAGCCGGTGGTATCGACACCAAGCTCGTTGGCCTCGTCCAGCAGACGCTCGTGCTCCTCGCTGAGCTTCGGCTTGGCCATCACTCGCCCCGCTGCGGCATCGTCTGCGGGTCGGCGCTGCCGCGCTGCTCGAAGGTGTCCTCCACCGACGTGACCGAGACGAACGTCTCCCGGTTGCGGAAGAAGCCTCCGGAGCGCTGAATCTGCGCCGCCTCGGACTGATCATCCGTCTCGTACACCAACTCGGTGGGCAAGGCGTTCTGCTCCTCGCGCGACAGTGGCGCTTCGTTCTCCTCTCGGGCCGGGATCACGCGGCCATACAGCTTGAATCGTGCCATCTCGCCTCCTAGCGGTCCTGGTACAAGGCACTAACGACCTTGTTGTCATCGGTTTCGACCACGCAGCGGTCCTCACCACGGTCATGGACCGGGTAGAAGAAGCGCTCGTAGCCGTAGGGATAGTCGTTCGCAGGCCAGCCGAACTTCCACACCAGGTCGGCAACCGGCATCCCGGTGGCGATCCGAGCGCACTGCTCCTCGCTGATGTAGCCGTCCGGTTGCTGAGCAGCAGTCTGCTTGATGACCACCGTCTTGGCTGCCGGGGCAGGAGCAGGCTCCGGTGTCTCCAGCGAACTGGGATGGATGATGGCGATCACCGCGCCCATCCCGAAGATCGCAATGATCACGGTCTTCCAGTTCATGCCGCTTGTCCTCCCTCCTGCTCCGGCTCCTTCAGTTGCGGCACCGGCCGCGCCTCGGTGTGCTCAGCCGTGGCGATGAACAGCGATACCTTGTTGTTGGCGGTTACCAACAAGATTGGCTCATCCGAGCCACCCTCGACCCGGATCACGCCGCTACCAGGCTCGTAGCTGGCCTTCGGGCGCTCCTCCCAGTAGCCGAAGTGGCCGCTGGCCATCATCTGCACGCCGGTCTGCACCGGCATCAGGTAGACGAACCAGGCATCCCGCTTGACAGTCGGGTCCTCGGAGTCCACATCGAGCACCGTCATCGACGCCGGTCGGCTGCCACCGGCCAGCCTGACGCTATCTGCGCCACCGCGTGTCGGTGGTCTAGTCATCGTTGTCATCCTCCTTGTCTTGTGCCTCCATCATGGCAATGAACTCGTCCGACATCACGTCCCACTCGCGCTCCATCCACGCGACGGCGGCGGCAAGCTCGTAGACCGACCGGCGCAGCCACCAGGGATTGATGTGACCGTGGTCGAAACCGCGCACCGGCTTGCCGCTTTTGCGGTTGATCAACTGAACTGGTATCGGAATCGAGTAGTCCGGCTTCTCGGCCCTCATGCGCTCAGCGATCTTCATCTTGGGATGGCTGAAGACCAACTCGAAGTTGGTGAAGCGCAGCAGTCGCACGCGCACGGTGCGGCGATCCTCAGAGATCCTGATGCCGGACGTGAAGTCGGACATCAAGCTCGCGAGCAGGTCATTCAGTGCGTTGCTCATTGGCCCCCTTTGGTAGCCATGTGTGTTGTCAACGAAGTTGCGCCGCCTGTACCGATGACAATCGAGATGTCTGTTGTCCCAGTAACCCGGTCCCGGAGGACACGACACCGGCCTCGGGCGGCGCTAAACGGCATTCTAGCCCTTCTGTCGAGCCGCTGCGGCCCTACACCGGGTTCGGAGCCGGAATCCTATGCGTGTGGCCGAGTTGCGCGATGGGGTACGGCGCAGGCGGCTCGGTGCCGAAGTGGAGCCGGTAGGCCGTCTCGTGGTAGTGCGCCAGGAACAGCTTGACGGCGTAGCGCTTGGCACGGCTGTGGATGTGCGCCTTCGGCAGCTTGCCGACCGAGTACGCCTTGTAGGCGTCGGTGTCGTGGCCGATCTTCTTGCGCGTGAGCACGGCGTGCGCGGCCTTCGCGTTGCCGCCGTAGAAGTAGCGGTTGTTGATGATGTAGACAGTGACAAGCTCCTTGTCCACCATCACCAGGTAGCTACCGTCGTCATTGCGCCCCTGGTGGCCGACGACCTCGATGGCGTTGCGTGAGATCTCCCTCACAGAGTCGTTGCGCGCGACCTCGAAGTCCTTGCGGCTGAGGTAGAACTTGCCGTAGATGTCATTCTTGTTGCCAGACACCTTGACGAAGCTCTCGCCCGCCTTCCAGCAGACGACCTTCAGGCCCGCGTTCCAGGGCCGCTTCTGGCCCTTGCCCCACTCGACGGTGGGGTCGAACCCGGCGTAGCGCCAGATGTGGCCCACGGTCGGGGCCTTCTCGATGTCGATATGGGCCAGCAGACCGGCAGCAATGACAGGTCCGATGCCAGTTATCGACTTGGCCCACACACCAAGCGGGTCGGTGTTGGTCCAGGCTTCGAGCACGGAGCGAAGCTGGTTCTCCAGCGTCCGCATCTGACCGGCGAAGAAGTCGAGCGTGAGATGCGGCTCCTCATCCTTCGCCATACTGCGCACCTGGTTGTCAGACGAGATGCGGTAGTCCTGAAGCTGGTAGTAGGTGTCCACCAGGTAGCGCGCCTCGCGCTGCTCCAGGGTCCTAGTGGCCTTCTTGATGTCGCTGGTGAGCCTGGCAAGCTCATCGAACTGCGGTTGTGGCATGTTGTCCTTCACTCGTGGTTAGTAACGCTCTGGAACACTTGGTTCTCTCGGAGCACATGGCTCGTTCTTGCCCTATGGTGCCCTTCGTCATCCTAGGCTCGCTCTGATTCACTGGTGCCCTACGAATCGTTGGCTCGCTCCCGATGTGGTGCTCTCATCTGGAATGGCTCGCTTCGCTTCTTCGGCCCTCTCAGGCAAGGTGGCTCGCTGTCCTTCTTCGGTACTCTCCAAGTTGGTATGGCTCGCTACGAATCTTCGGCCCTCTCACGTCCTTCGGCTCGCTGCGGTTGCTGGGTACTCTCCTACAGCGCTGGCTCGCTCTCCGGGTTAGTGGGTGCTCTCTCGACTGATGGCTCGCTCTTACTGCTTGGCACTCTCGTGCAATTTGGCTAGTCGATTGCTATGGGACGGTGACGCGCTCGACCTTGGCTCCGGGGAACATCGCCAACAGGTAGGCGATCCATGCCTCGGCGCGGTTGAGGCGGCTGTAGGTACGTGTCGGCCAACTAGCGTGATTGCCAGGCGTACCGACACTGCGCTTACCGCTGCTCGTGTGGTCTGTTACTTTGATTGTCATACTCACCTCCTCGCTCATGGACATTTGGTGCTCTCGTGAAACGTGGCTCGCTTGCGCATCAAGGTGCTCTCTTCAAGGCTGGCTCGTTCGGCTTCTTTGGTGCCCTAGGAAATCGTGGCTCGCTTGTAAGCTCTGTTGCTATCGAATCCGATGGCTCGTTTCGTCCTTTTGGTCCTCTCGTTGCAGTTGACTCGCTTTGACAACATGGTTCACTTCCCTGATATGGCTCGCTAACTCGAATGGTGCTCTGGAGAACGATGACTCGCTCGGTCAAGCTGGTTGCTACTTCAGTTCCCTGGCTGCGCTCCATCGAAGCGGTGCTCTCTTTACCGATGGCTCGCTGACGAGAGATGGTGCGCTTGAGTTCGATGGCTCACTCGTACCTCAATGGCTCGCTGCACCAGTGTGGTTCCCTCAGGTGACGCGGCTCGCTTCAGAAGCGTGGTGCTCTCCGGTAGGTATGGCTCGCTGCACGAGACTGGTCCTCTAATGCCAACTGGCTCGCTATAAGAAGCTGGTGCCCTCACGTCCCACGGCTCGCTCACTTAGCTTGTTGCTTGTCAGTTTGCTTGGCTCGCTGATCGTGATGGGTGCTCTCCTGATCTCTTGGCTCGCTCTGCTAACAGGGTCCTCTCTGTGATCTTGACTCGCTTACACAGTATGTTGCTATCGTACTCCACGGCTCGCTCGCTGTAAGTGGTCCTCTCGGACATCATGGCTCGATCCACGCCGGGCATGGTCAAGACGGGATCATAGCGCAAGAAGCCCCACGCGCCCGTGGAACCCCGCGCGTGCGCGAGCGACCGGGAGATCCCCGGCCCTGTGGGAGCGCGCGAGAGGGCTACTGCCAGGTCTTGACGCCCTGCCGGAGCAGGTACGCCAGCACGAGCAGCGCGAGCAGGACGGCGACGAGCGGGATTCGCATCGATTCGTTGTGCCGGATTGACACGTTGATTGTCACATTGCGCATCAGAGTCTCCTCCACGGCGGCACCGGCTCGCCTGTAGCTGGATCAACCACTTCCGACAGCTTCGTCGGGAACTGTGTCTCGGCCGGGGCCGAATACAGGCCCTCAACAGGCGGGTAGGTAGTTGGATCGTTGTGCTCACCAGCACCGACACGGCTCCAGAGCGCCTGCTTGCGGCGCCAGCACTCCACGAGGCCAAGTTCCTGCATCCCCTGGAGCGCCGTCCGCACCTGTGGCTTCGTCAATCCGGTTGCCATAACCAGTTCTTCGAGCGTCTGGCCGGTGTTGTAGCCCAATTCCGCGTACACCTTCGCGCGGTTTGACCCCGGTTTCGGACGCCGGAGTACCACCTTACTGGTCACGGATCACCCCGAACTGGCTGGGCGGCAGGAAGTTCTGCTCGTCATCGACCTCGATTGGCCGGAAACGCACCGGCACAGACGGCTGTTCGGTCGCTTTGTCGAACGTGATCGGCACATCCAGCATGTGAGTTGCTACTTGTAGCTCCCACGGAGTGTGATGTTCCCGGAACTGGTCCAGGATCTCGCTCACCGGCTTCCACCCGCGCCCGCGTATCCACGGCCGGTATGGCGTCAGCCCAGTAGCAAGTCGGATGTCATCCAGCATCAGCATCGTCGTTCTCCCATGAGATCCCCCGTAGCTGCTCGAACTCGATCCCGTAGTCGCGCGCCAGCGCCGACAGCACATCCTCCCGGCGCGAGTGCAGCGGGAAGATCTTGACCTCGCCGTTCGGATGCACAACACACACTGGGTGTGTCTCTCCCGTCATCGGGTGGTGCACGCCGTGGTACATCAGCTTGTCCGGGCGCTTCTCCTCCGGCAGCGTGAACACCAACTGGGGATGGATCACCTCACCGCTGGCCAGGAACTTGCTCATGATTCCTCCCGGTAGACGTACACAACGGCGAAGTCGATCCCGTACAGCGGGTACTGGAACTGCTCGGCCCACCCCCTGTCTGTCACGTGAACTGTCATGTCATCGCCCTCCAGACTGCCGTGGCCGGAGCGGAACGACGACAAGTCAGTGTGCCAGGTTACTGGACCGGATAGGTACTCCTCGCGCGTGCTCCAACTCAGTACCTCGGGCCGCGCCCCCGGAAGTAGGAGTCTGTCTCCGATCCTGATATTTCGCGGGGATATCTGTTGCAAGCGCGCCTTCCAGTCCGATGGCGGACTCCACTTGTCCGGCGTCGGCCCGTCTCCCAGTAGTGACAAGTCTCTTGACATGGCCGGAGTGGTCCTCTCTACCCGCAGCCCGTGTTGTTGCCACACGACTCACAGGTGTAGCAGCTTCCTGTCCGTCGCATCATCCCGCCACAGACACCGCACATCACGCCGTCCATCTGTTCCACTCGTGCTGGAGGAGTGCTGGGAGCAGGTGAACCTCCGGCACTCTCAGTGTCAATCTCCTTGGCATCACCAAATGCCTCGGTGAAGCGCTGCACGCGCATTCGTGCCGCAGTCAGCGCCCTGCTGAACTCGTCAAGCTCTCCGATCAGCGCTTCGAGTGAGTGCCCGACCTTTGTCAGCAACTCGACTGTCACCGGCTCTTGTCCGTAGATCGGGTGCTCCTGTCCACCTTCGCCGTTGCTAGCCATCGGGGCCTCGACTTCCATGGGGTTCCGGCCATCCTACCACCGCGCGTGTGTACCTGACCGATGGTCTAGGGGATTGCAGCACTGCTGGAGTTCTGTCCGTCTCCGGTGAGAGGGTGGGAGTCCGGGTTCCGGCCCTCCGGTGCCAATCGACATGACATGTGCAGTCCGTCCTCCGTGTCAAGCCAGTGGGCAGCCTAATGCCACGCCAGTGGGCAGACTGAGAACCATCCGGTCCTGTCCTCACTTGCGCTTGTGCCATTCGGCACAAGGGTGGGTCACCTTGACACCAATTAGGTGTGCATTGGAGTGTGAGAGTGAAATTCA